TGGATTTGAACGATTTTCGGTGCATACATATATTTCATCGAAGTATTGATAATAACTCATCGCTTTCTTTGCCGATGCTTGTGACGAATATAATTTAGCGTGGTCGGGCTTAACATTACATCTTATCAGTGCGCTCCCTCTACTTTGACTGAAGCTTGATAACCAGCCAATTAAACAATCGTCTTTATCAAACACGCCTATGCCAAACTGATCATCTATACCACTAGAACCTGTTACTTCACTGTTCTCAAATTTCCAATTCTCTATTACTTTATTATAAAAATTGATGAATGCATCGGTCACAGATGCTCCTGTTAGTTCAATAGCATCTGCTGCACCTACTAAGTAAACATCGGCATGAGTAGAATTTTTGGCCTTTGCAATGATTCGTTTCTCCGCCTTGCTCATCTTACTGAATTCGTCTTCTGGAATGTCACCAAGTAAACTGTAAACATCAGTCGACGCTGAACATACCTGATTACTTGCATATATAGGATGTTTAACAAATTGTCGTTTCATGTTCTCTTATTCCTTTCATATCATTGAATAGCTGTAAAGTTATACAAGGTATCAATACAATTGCGAAGCAGATGGCCGAGTTATCACAAACTGAGTACCACATACTTCGCAACTTCTGTAACGATTCTGAAATTATCTGAAGTCCTCTGGAGACATGTATATAGCTCTAGAGATAATGAAAGGTACCTTGACCTTTACGATATCGCCGCCAGCTTGGCTGTGCGCACCATTATCGAGCGCTCCTATCCATGTGCCAGGGCAACGAATGATATCCCTTACATTTCCCTGACCGTCATATTTAATGAAGTATACCTGCTTCATATATTCCGAAGGTAATCCCATCTTCTCTGTATCTGGATCATATACCTGCTTTCTCCAAGCTCTTAATGCTTCAAGAACATTAGGCTCGCAATAGCAGTTAAGTGTCCAATCAACATCTGCAAATGTTACCTTACTTGGGAACTTGATGTGACCGTTTCCGTAATGTACAACGATTGAATCTTGCTCTTCCTGAATGCTTCCAACTTCGTCTGTACTTAATGTAAGTAAATCAGAGAATTCTGTTGGTGAGCTTCCGTCCATGTTGTAGATACGAATTTCAAAGTTGTTTGTAGTTAATGGTACAAAATTATCAACGCCGAGCATATGATTTGTACCCATGTGTAATGGTGTAAACATATCTATATCTTCCTTTCTACAAATTATAATTGTTTTAGAATTCTATGTTATTCTGTTATAATACAAGGTTCGACTACACTCACAGCCTACTGCGCAGCATATAAGTAGCCCTGATGTCCACTATATTCCCAGATAACTACGGACTCTTGCTTACCTATTACATTTTCGTATCCGTCGTCATACATATTTTGAATTACAATTGGATATTCTTTGACGCCGTCATTTACACTGCTCCAATCGTCTTCAGACACATGAGACTCTTCGAGAGCTACACTATTGTCTGTCCTGTCTACTACAGTGTATTTAATCTGCTCGCCGTATAATCCGGAACAAGTATATGTTTGACCTACTTCAAACTTTACTACATCAGAATCTATGCTGCCCTCTATATTATATACATCAGTAGAACGCTTGGTAGTTGCGTGTATTGGTTTCTTTATAAAATATGTCGTTTCATAATGAATCCTCCTTAATATTCTTCGTCATTGCCGTCTTACTCAACATCTTTCCATGTTCCGACTTCCCAGATCTGGCTAACAGCTGCTTCGTCAATTGATGCTCCCGATTCGTACAATTTTTTAGTAACATCAACTATGTCGCTCTCATACATGTAGTAATACGTCTCTGAATATTCTGTACCGTCCGGATAAAGCTCTACGAAATCAGCGTCACCACTGAGTTCGGTATCTGGGTACTTAGCATAAAAGCTGTCGAGAAATGCATCCCAAAGTTTGTCGTTATATGCATTGTAGCCGATCTTTTCGGGTTGCTTTTTATCCTTTCTACTTGACTTGTTTGAATTATTTGACTTTGATTTAAGCTGGGCTAAAATTTTTGCAGGAGTTTTTGGATTTTGTGCAACCTCGATGTTACTAGCTGCCATTACTGGTTTCTTTATAAAATGTCTTCTCATAAGGTATTTCCTTTCATACTATGCAGTGTAGTGTTTATACAATAACGACCAAGTTCAATAACATATTATGTATCAAACTTGGTCGCTGATTAACTCTTGTACTAATTAAGACTGAAACTGAGTTAAATCTGTTCCTGGTGGTAATGCTACTAAGTCAATTACAATGTCGTTGATTACTCCATTGACAATCAAGTAAACTTTACCGATTACGGTATTAGCATTTACTTGGTCAAGTCCGTTGATATCTGCTGACATCTTAACGTAGTAGCCTGCAATAGCGCCTGCGTTCTTCATTGTATCTAACAGAGGAGTTACACCAGCATAGAATCTTGAATATGCTTCATCATTATTATACTGGAATGTAATCGATACACCTACTCTGTATGCTACATCCTTAACTGCATTGAACAGTAAACGTGTAGACAGATTAGCAAGTGCTTGGTATGTTGCTGGAGGAACTTCGTAAAGTGTTGAGTTACCCCATAAGCTTATTCCCATATCAGGAATGTTTGTGATAACATTGACACCTACACCCTCAAGCTTCTGCCAGATATCGAGTAACTTCTTAGGCACTGTATAGTCAAGCTTACCTAATGGAAGATTGTGCTTACGGCTTGTAGGCATTATCCACTCATACTGTAATGACTGATTGAGCACCATTGCTCTCTGAATAAGCAATGCCTGGAACGATGGAGAAGCAACATTCTGTTTAGATGTGCCTACGTAAGTATATTGACCCCAAGGAGCAAATAATGCTGCATGAGTCTGATACAATGCTCCGTTAACATCCATTGCTGCATTCTGTGGAACATATCTTGCAAGCATCTGTGCGTATCCTTGCTGACCATCCTGTGTAGACTCATTGTATACAGCAGATCTTGGTAAGCTTCTTGGAATATCGATGTAAGCAGTAGCACATCTGCTGTAATAGCCGAGGTCTAATAACTTAACATGTAATGGTGAAATCGAACCTAATCTAGCAACAGGAGTTCCATCAATACGTGTAATATCCTGATCATCCCATCCTGGAGAAATAACTCTGTTAGGGTTATAAGCGAGCTTATCTTTAAGGAGATCATATACATCTAATGCATTTGTATACAACCACTCATTGTACTTGAGCATAGCTGCTGTAGAAGAATCAACGTCTGCTGTCTTCATTGCTGTAAGAGCTGATATGTACTCTCCGCCGGCTGTCTCTGATACTGTAGCAAATCTTGACTTAGCTAACTTGATAGCATCTTCTACCATTGTAGAAGCATCTGTGTCTGCTGCTCTATCAGATCCACGAGTTTCAGCAGTAGCTCCAATCTTAACACCTGACGAAAGATCTCCGAAGTCTGCATCATCACTTATATTACCTGAAACAGTAAATGTGAAGAAGTTTGACTCTATTTCCTTGATATGCAATATGCTATCAGAAGTATTATCTAAGTCAAATGCAAATATGAGATTCTCAACAGCTGTCTTGACGCCTGAAGAATCAATTACATATGTGATTAAGTTCCAATATGGCTTATTTGGTACCTTATTAAGTGTTGCCATCAATGAGTTACCAAATGTTCCAGGATACTTAGCTTTAAGTGTAAGAGTACCCTTCGACTTACTATCTGTGATAGTAGCTTCTGCATGAGTACCTGGACATAATCTACAAACCAATACGTCATAACCAGCTGAAAGCAATGACATCGCCATCTGATAAGAAAAATCTTGAGCGATTCTATAACTAGCAGCAGGTCCGCGGTATGTAGATACAAATGCTTCGAGACCTGCTTGTGTAGCAGAAAATCTCTGCCATACTGTGTTTTCTAATACAGTCTCCTTACTAACACCTACTGAATCTGGGTCCACATATGCAGGTCCCCAACAAGCTGTAATAGGAAGGGCTACTGTACAGAAAGAGCTGGTTCCGATATTAAATGTGTAATTCTGGCTGATTTCATTTATTGTTATCTGTGCCATCGGATTCTCCTCCTTGTTCTTGTTTATTGGATTTAGTTGTTTCTTTCAAGTCTTTCGACTCTTTAGACTTAGATGTATTCTCAGCTGCTGATGTATCAGCTTGCGGAGATTCAGCTTTTACAACCTTAGATGCAATCTTTGGTTTAGCCGAAACACGAATCATTGCAGGGTCATTTATATATCCTGAAACTTCATGTACATCTCCTGGCTTGAATTCTACTCCGTAAAAAGTTTTCACGGTAAGCGATGTGTTCTTATACGTGAACATTCTATCACCTCTTTCTATAATATTTAAGGTTCAGTAGTATGACCAGGCGGATTAGTTATCGCTAGATCAAACTGGCTTCTTTTCAACTTAGCTGGTGTATATGACACTAATACAGCCCCATCTATTTTTAAAGGTATTATAGTCTGATAGAGTTTGCCACCTTCGATGTAGTCAAACGTACCTGACTTATGTTCTATATCGCTCTCTTCATTGATGTTCACTCCAAATCGTACTTTTCTCTTGCATTCATAAGGAAGTGTGAATGTAATGAAGTACTGAGATACGTATTTAAACATCAATTCCTTGACAAGCTCGTCCATATCTGCAGTGTTAGTAGCAAGAACAGTAATATCATAACCTAATTCAATAGGTATTACTTTTTCATAATACAAGTTATTTGTATCAAGGTCTATGACAGATGCTACGCCTCTCTTCATCCATGTAAAATTCCTTCTGTTTGTATCTATAGGAGTATCAGGATGTCGTGTTAGCAGGACTACAGGGAATTTTACTTCGTCTTCCTGTATCTGAGCTATCAGATCTACTATTCCGTCAGCGTCTACTACTTTAACTGTAGGATTTATAACATTGTTAGGATTGAACGATCTACGCAAATCGTCTGCAAGTGCATTATCGTAATTGTATAACATATGCTAATCTCCTTTCAATGAATTGTCTCTAACATGTCCTCTGTAATCAACATTTTGCTGTAAGAAATGATTAGACTTACTGTAAGTAGCTGCTGTTTCTTTGTCAGTTCTGCCTACAATCTGCTTCTCATAAACAGGAATGATCTGGCATATTAAATGATCAGGAGCTTGTAAGTCATAAGTGATTTCGGTTACTTTGAAAACTCTATCAGGTACGTCAGCGTATTGTCCGCCTATCCTAAAAATAGAATCCTTCTGAACATGAGGCAGATCAAAGCTGCAATGAATGAGAAACGGCAGATCTTTATCATTTTCAACTACCCAACCATATCGTTTGAATGTCTTAACTTTAGGATTACCGTCAAAGAATACATGCGTATCTATCAGTTCAGAATAACTATCTATCACAGACTCGCCCTGTGTGTTTGTATCTGGAAGGTTAGGAAATTGATACTTACAAGGTATTCCTTGCATCTGAAGTGCTTCGTTGTAACGCTTACGCATTATCTTGATATCATCTTGTATAAGATGTATACTGTTCATTGATTAGTCACCACCTTATGCATTATCTTTCAAAATGTCTTTTATGTTAGCTACAAATGTAAGCCAGTCCCATCTGAATTTCTTCTCTTGGCTTATAGCAGATATGTTAACAGCAGATCCATTATTGAGGGCACACAAAAATTCCGACTCCGATGCACTATATGTGTTGTTGATCCAATCAGGGTTCTCCTTGATATTGAACGCTACTACTGTAGGAGTGCTGTGTACGTTGCCATCCTGCTGATATCTGTATACATTCAAGATACGCAACTTGTCAAAGCCTAACTTATCTAAAGTCATTAGATAATCTAATTGATCTCCGTCAAGATTAGCCTCAGGATTATATGTAATGTAGAATCCATATTTTCTAAGCTCTGCAAGTATTTCAGATGTGCTGAATTCACGAATATGATTAGTAGCATCGAGAGACAGCAATGGGCCGCCTCCGTCTACTAAACAAGCAAATAAAGTTCCGAAATCTGTATGCTCTACTCGTATCACAGTCCCATTAAGTCTATGGTCATGTAATATCTGGGATACATGCAAACTCAATGATAAACTATTGTTAGACTGACATTGAGGTAACTGTGTCCATGAAGATATGTTGTATCTAAGAGGCATTCTCTGCATCTGCTTGCCCTCCCTTGTCTTCAGAATCTTTAATATAGTTCCTTAACTCAATCTGGAAAGCAATCAGATTATCTGTACTAGTATCAGGATAATCTGTGAAATATCTAGCGATCAGATCAAGCTTGAGTTTGAAGTAAAGAATGTTATGCTCTACTTCAGTAATCTCTGGATGTCTTTCTTTAAATATGAAGTAACGTGTCACAACTGAGCTGAATGCTTTATGGACAGTTGCATCATTTTTAGATAAATCAGCCTTTGCGATTGTCTTAAAATTAGTAGCGTTGTACTGTTTTAGATCATGAAAGAAAAGCTGAACTAACTCATTACTAGAACGCATCTCCGCTTCCTCCTTCTTCACTTTGTGGATTAACTTCTATATCCCAGCTATTGACTGCAGCACCGGTCTTAGGCAATACTTCTGAAAGGATTTCAGTTAATGCTTCTCTATATTCTTTCTTATCCTCTATGCCCAATGCCTTGAGTATATCTACCACTAACTGAGCCTGGCCTAGCACTGCGTCTCTCTTATCAAACTGCATAGCACTGAGCTCAGTTACTATCGGATTCATGTGAAGTTCGTACTTGTCAATGAATCCAGACATTCCCCTAGCAGCAAAGTACTTGTTGATAGCATCCGTCCATCCAGCAATATAAGCGGTCTCTAGTCTAGCAAGAGCATTTGCATACAATGCTGATCTTTGTGACATTACACTACCTGCGTTGCCAAGCCCTTCGGCAGAAGAAAAGTTCATCGCTTCCTTAGGTACACCGAGAACGGATAACTTCTTGTCCTGATAATGCTCGAGAAGTTTATTCTCTGTCTCATTAGCTTGTGTCATGTTCAGATCTGTTACAGATATTGGATCTTGTCCATTTATCTTTGGCAAGTAAATGAGATTGTTAGGGCTTTGAGGATTGACATAACTCTGAGCGTCTCCTGTAGAAGTATTCAATGACAATTGTTGCTCTATTGCATCTTTAACCTGCATAAGAGCCTCACGTATCTCTTCTTCTTCTGTACTATTACCACAATCTACATTTATGAACTTAACTACTCTAACTAACGAAGATAACAACATTGCATCTTCTAATAGACTTAATGTTTGAGTAGGCTGAACTGCTCTGTCCATAAGAGGCTGTGCAAACTGTATGTCATAAGTAATTTCTTCGTTGTCTTTAGTACGAGCATTTATAGTATAGTCACCTAGCAATCCGCCTAAAGAAAAATGAACTACAGAAGATTCAGGAAGTATTACTACTTGAGTCGAGGAAATATCATCGGAAGGCTGCATCACATATCCTTGAGGCTCGCCCTGATACCATAGATGAATTATATCTTCTGGAGGTATCTTGTAAGACGGCACTATATCATAAGTTTTATCAGCAATAGTATTGTTATCGATAGCTACTTTGACTCTATTGCTGTCATTACCAACTTCCTTGTATAAGTCGGTAGTAGGCATATACAAGTTCCCGATTGTAGCTAATTCTAGTATATGATCTCTTGCATATGTGTTCACTTTCCATCGCTTAAATAGCTGATTGATGATATCTGCTACTTCCTTGTTGTTCTTATCTAAAGCGGTTGCCCATATTATTTGACCACTACTGTTAGTAGTTGTGGCATCTGTAGCATAATAAGAAAGCGCTGTACTTATCTGAGAATCTCTCGCAAGTGCTCTCATTGTATCAATCTGTGTCTGAATGTCTTTTAAGCTTGTATCCCCTCTCAGATCTGACACTTTGTACATTGTACCCGATATAAGTTGCCTTATCCACGAAGGTTTACGCTTATTAGATTTGTCATCTTTAAATATTTTATCATACCATTTTCCCATAGTTAACTACCTCCATCATGAAGCTATAGAAGGTTAGCAGATATGTCTGAATCAATATCATACTTTTGGAAGAACTCTAACTCATCGAACATCGGCAAGTTGTTAGCCTTAGCTAACTGTATGACTTTTCCATCAATATTTTCCTTTGTCTGACCTACTACTACACAGTTAACTGAAGAATCAAACTGAGTAACTACCTTAGCTTCGTAGCTCTCTAAAATAGACATTATTTCTCGCATATCTCCGTGTCTGAACTTTCCTGTAATAAGTATTGTCTTGTCTCTGAATATCGGAGCACCTTTGAATTTCTTGCTTGTAGCTGCCAATTTTATCTGGCCAGACTCTACTAATGTCTCTATAGTAGTGACATTATATCCGTCTGATAGCCACTCAATGAACTTCTTCACGAACAGCGAACTGATATTCAGATCAGTTACAAGCTTTTGAGGATTGTCCATGTAATACTTTAATGTCTGCAACGAACTGTTGCATCTGTTAGTAAACATAGTAAATACTGTACTATCTGAGCATACTTCTACTGGCACTACAGCTTCAATCAATTTATCTAATGTAGTCTCAATATTTAATTCTTTATATTCAGGCAGCAGCAAGATGTCAGTTAAGCAGATGAGTTCATTAGCAGATATTAACTCAGTAAATCTATCCTCTGACATCTCAGGCAAATGAAGTGTAGTTAAGAAATGACATACATCTACATACATCTTAGATCTACAATGCTCGTCATCACAGCGTACAGGGCCTGATAAAGGAGCGATGAATTGCTTTCCGCATACACTGCAGGTTAACTTATTACTGCGACGCTCTCTGTGCTTACCATCAGTGCAAGTAGAATATATGATCTTTCCGCTAGAGGTTCTAACTACCGAAGACTTTGCGTTTATATTGAACTTTATAATATCTGTATATTGAACTGTAACATCAGAAGAGCTATCACTAGTATGAATTGTTCCTTTGATATATCCGTTTATATCATTGTGCTTAGACACTTTAGTAGCAACTATCTGAGTTAAGTTCAATGGGTGATATCTGAATTCAGGACCTTCATATATCATGTATCCAGAGATAAGAGGGAACTTAAATGGATACTTAGGTGTATCTACCAGTTTGACAAACGATTCGGTGGTTATTTGACTTGGAATAAGCCATCCTGGTAACATCGTAAAGTTAGACATACTCAGCCAATTTCGAATGGCTAACATGGATCTAAATGAAGCAGCTAAACTATCTACATGCCCTGCATAAAATCTATAGTTAGATGCATCTGCTTTCATATCTTCAATGATGGAAGGCTCTACGCACATAGGCAATGTTCCCTCGTCAAAGAATTCCTTGTCTGTATATAATACTCCTTCTACCCAAGTAGTACCACCCTTTGTAGGAATAGTTAATGGTACAATTGCTTTATTAGCTTTCAATACCTCAAGCAAGTCAGCAGATACATTTACTTTTGTGTCTCCGTAACCTACAAATACTTTCTCAAGTAAGCCCTTAGCATTGTACTGAAGTGTTGTACGCAAACCTACTGGAACTACACATAAGAAAGCTCCTGGTTTGCAGAAGGTTTTTGCAAACATAATGATTACCTCTTTTCTTTAATTTATTTTATATTGTAAAAGCTACTCTGCTTGTTATGTTAGTGAGTACGCTTATCAATATCGTCGTAAGTTGTTTATTGCAGATAATGCAGATGGAGTACCCTTATTTCCGTTTACCCCTCGCATTCCGTTGACTGCTGCAATTGCTGAAGTTACTTTAGTTGGTGGTGGTGTATTCACTGGTGCAGATTTTATGAGTGTCCATATACATCCACACAACGCATCGGAGCAGTCCTTACTTCCATTAGGCGGATGGTCTACACGATTGTTCACTCTCTGCAACTTAACCATCTCGTCTTCCTGCAGCTGATGTTTTACAAGTTCTATTCTCTGGTCATTCAAAACATTTCTAAGACCGATGTAAGGCTCATCAGATGCATCAACTGAAATCTTCTCTGTAGTAAATCCTTGCTGAGTAAGTATTTCTCTCAGATAAGATGATTGGTACTGGTCAGTAGATATTGTTCCGATGTGAAATCCTACTCGCCTCAACCATACAATAAAATTGACTATCTTCTGGAACGAAATTCTATCTCCTCTAGGCGCTTCTACACCAATCTGAAAGATTTGTCGGAAGAATGGCTGTACTACTTTCCTGCCTTCAAAATCCTCTACTACTTTACTGCCGTCAATCACCGAACCTGATATACCAGCTCGGTCATTCACTTCTGCTAAGTCGAGATGAATGTTCATCGAGCAATTCTTCAATTTATGCGGAACTACTTCTATGTGGAAATATTCTTCTACAGTCGCGTTGTCCTTTGAACCTACTTGAATAGTATCTGTAAAGAATGGATTGGCCCTTTCTTGAGACACATTAGGTGTAATTGCTTCTTGTGTAATGAAGCCCATTGCTCCTGCTACAGAAATTCCTGCAATATCTCTTAAGGCTATATCATAATCAGCAACGAAATTACGCCTTAACTCAAGAGGAGCTTCAACTACTTTATATCCTTGCCTTTCATACTCTTGTAAATGCTCTTCATCTTCATGTTCTGTAGGAACTACAAATCCTCGCTTGTATCTATCTCCTACAGTAAAGTGAAACTTTTCTTCACTGAACATTGAAGGTGGCAGTATCTTCCACTGAGGCTCGTCTATCAATAACATATGACTGTTACCTGCATTCAACTGTGTTTCTATGTGATCTGACAAGAAATCTGAATCAGTGTTCTTAGAAGATGATGTAACTAACTTTCCATATACTTCACCGTGTAACCTGAATGTACCAGAAATACGGGCATTGATTGTGTCATACAAGTGCTTCATGTGAGCTTTAGCAAGATTGATATCCTTTACACCTGCCTTAGCGAAGTTTGTCTCATCCATTATAGCGAACCAGACCTGTAATCCAAGCATATGAGCAGCATCAGAACCGGCTATGATTTCTATCTTATCTCCTTCTGGAATGTAATAGAAATTTCTATCACTTCTAGAAAATCTTCCATGTTGGTCGAACCATGGACTTTCTTTCAGTGTATCATTGAATTCTCGATAAGCAACACCTGCAGCGAGCTCTCTAGTAAGATTAGCAAATGCTATGTACATCTTAGATACTTGTTTCTTCTTAAAATACTCATGCGGATTTCTATACAGCATAAGTCTATAAAGCATGTAAGCCCCTATGATTACAGCTGTAGATGTCTTGCCAATTCTAGTAGCGCCGCTAAGTACAATTTCGTTGTACTTGTTGCCATTGTTGAATATTGTCCTCAATGTTTCTCTCCAGAACGGATATACAGCGTCTCCTTGTCTGTTTGTCTCTCCTAGATATAAAGGATTACATATGAATTCATCAATAGAAACTGGGACTTCTTTGAAATCAGCTAACCATAGCTGCTCAAGTGTCTGGGAATATCCATGTATACTCATCTCTTGTAATATTTCAATAAGCATCTGCTGTTCAGATTTAGAGCAGCTAGTATATACACTTTGAATTCTATCAGCTACACCTTCGTACTCAATTGTTGGTTTCATCTTTATCACCTTCACTCGGCTCAGCTGTATTAGTATTGCCTGTAATAGCTTGTAAAACTGCTTGAGCACTTGTCCTTACTTTATCTCTTGCATCTTGCCCCATTATCATAGTAGAATAAGATTGAGGAGAGGCATCTTCGGGCTGATCTATTACCTCTAAGAAAGCGAGCTGCTCAATATCTAAGTAAGGCTGAAGCAACTTGTGACTTTCTATCATAGACTTTTGAAGCTGCTCCTGTATTTTCAATAACTGCATCCAAGTTGTTGGTCTAGATGCATCCATGTTGTTTAAAGAGCACTCTATTGACTCATACAACTTATCTTCAATCTTATCCATCATTTCAGTATATCGGATTATTCTATTTATCTGATGATACACTCTCATAACTGTTATATTCTGAATGGCTTTACGCACTGTAATAGGATTGTTAGGGCTACATGCCAATAAGGACGCACGCATAGTTGCGACGTCCTCTTTTTGTTTAGAATATAGTGGATCAATTACTTGTATATCGTCCGATCTAACGGTTTTAGAGTCGTCCATTTTATACCTCCTGTATTGTGTTTATATTGCTACTTATCTAATTATTGTAAATCTAAAAGCACTACTCCAAGATTGGCAATAGATTCTTTCGCAACTTCATCAGTCTTAGCTAATGAGCTCAATGAGCTTATAGCACTCTGTATGTATCCTATTGCTTCGCTATAGTTGCTTTCTGGAGCTGGCTGTGTTGCAGCTTTGACAGAAGCAGGAGTTGTAGATGGATTGGATTTCTTAATTCTCATTATACATTCACCTCATTTAACTTGTCTAGTTTAGCGTAGAAGCCATCGTCGGATTGGATAGCTTCATTGAATCTCTTAACAGCTTCGTTAAGTTCTTCATCTTCTTGACACATGTCCCTTACGTCCATTTCAATAGATTTGAACTTACTTCTAACAGTATTTATATCAGGAAATCTAGTATGTACAGCTATTTCTAACTCAGCTATTCGCTCTACTGTATCATAATCCCAAATATAATTTCTGAGCTGTTTATACAGATTTACATATGCAGTTTGGAGATCATTACTACTTATCATATTTCTACCAGTCCTTTGTATGAATTTTCTAATGCCGAGCTCGTGTCTTTGAGTAAGCTCAGACCGAGTGATTGATACCTGAATGCTGAAGCTATTTCCAATTCGATATTTATATCTTGGACAGACATAATATACTGTACGTAATATTGAGAGAACGGAATGTTAGGAACCTCATCAATAGCTTGTTTAATCTTCTCTAGCATTGTATACTTCTAGTATCCTTCCAAATAACTCATGTAACCTAGGAGGTACATCAGTTATTGAATTGATCTTATTTATATGAACATTGTAGAACCATTGAAGGGCCTCAATGCTATCTGATAGCTGCTCTAGCGTAGGTATCTTTATCCGTTCTCCTCCTGCATACTTGCATAATAGAATGAGTCGCTCATGTCCTATTATCGAAAACAATTCGGGCAACCATGCAAATTCAGGAACATTATACAATGGCGGCATAAGTCCTAATAAATAATGGAAATCTAATTCAGTTTTTGTATCAAGCGGATTTTGTTGCATCGCTTTCCACCTCCAAGTCATCTATATCTTCGTATGACTCAGTAGAACATATCTGGAACACAATAGCATTTGCTGATCTTGCAAGTCGATTGAACTCTAAATCATATGCAGAATTGCTTATCAGATCTATTACAGGCGTCATAACATTGTTCAAATTAGTATAGTCGTTATAATAGAACCATACCTCATTTTCCTTTATATTTGCCCTATCTACTCCAGCAGTATCATTATCACTATTCAGAACATCCTTTAACGAATTAACAGAATCAACTGTGACTTTACATGTTTGAGAATAATCGCCATCAGTTATATCGGTAGATTGCTCTATAGGCACATCGTCCTCTGTACCTTCCGACGATTCGCTGCCTTCTGTACCTAAGTCTGTTGAATCACCTAAAGTACTGTCAATATCTACATCTAAGTCGCTGCCTTCGGCTTCTATATCTTCTTCGGTATCGAAACTATCATCTAGTTCAATATCATTAGGAACGTAACTACCTCCTCCGCCAGATGTACCGAAGCTCGACTCAAATCCTGAACCAGAAGAAAAATCATCCTGTGCATCACTAGTAGCATTATCATCAATAGATGAAGGCATATCTCGATCTAAGTATGCAGGTGTCTGATATTCCTCATCTAAATATTCAGCAAGCTGTGCAACTAACTCTGCATTCACAGGATTCTCAATTGCACAACGTATCTTGTCCTTTCTAGGACTTGCTTTATATAATTTACAAGAATATATAGCTTTCATAATTCACCTCACACTTTATTATTACAGCACTGACAACATGACTGACAGCCGGACGCATTTTCGACATTCATATATACATAAGGCTTATCAGGATTATCATCTTGAATGATGTATGAAAAATATTGATTTACTACATCATGTGTAATTCTGTTTACCATAGATATTTTACAAACATGCTGTCCTGGGCTTTGATCTAATATACTAGATGTTATCTTAAGCCAACAAGAACTAGTCCGCTCTATGAATCCTGTAACAGGAAGCTCTACTGATTCAGCTGTTATATCTTCCACTTGAAATATATGCAAATCTCTACATAATTCAGGGTCAAGATATATCCATATGAAATAATCTATAGTAGCCTTATTCAATACAGGAGTATGTTTGCTTAATTGATCATGTGAGCAAGCATCAATTCTACAAACAGGATAATTCATACTTATCCCTCCCAACTTATTATATATAAAGCTGTCATTGGATCATTCAATGGCTTAACTTTATATCCTTTGTCAGTTAATTTCTTAGATACATTTGCAGATAGCTGCTTATGCCAAGGGACTTCCAGAAGTCCTGTATTAGCTGCCGAATTGATAGCTGCTGCAACTGACTTGAGCTCTATTTCAACTAGAGCAGTAGACGCAACATCCTTGAGCTCCGAAGCACTTCTAAGTTCATTTATACTATCATTAGGTATTAACGCCATGTTGCTTACCTCCATATTTCAATTTACTTTCAATAATATCAAAAGTATAAAAGGTTCTATTTGACTTCTTCTACAGGAACATTCTGCATCAATGCATTCAAGAACTCTCTAGGAAGTGAAACCATGTCCTCCACAGGTATATCTCTATTTCCTGCGCAACTATCTACTACCTCTACTTCATCTGGATGTATATTAGCATCGACATCATCACAACGAGCTTCTGAATCATCGGCATTTCTACCGGCAGGAAAGCTGCATCCTAAAAGATTGAATGGTACATCGATTAACTCAGGATGATGCTTAGCTGTCCATATAGCTCCAAGCATGTTCCAGACAAAGGCCCTGTCATGACGCTCGTCGTCTTCTCCTTTTACAAATTTCAAGAAATGGCGTACTCCACTATCTATGTAAGAATGAACAGGTATGCCTTGCTCCCAATTTCGTTCACCATACTTAGCAGCGCCTGCCTCGTAATGCTTAGATACTTCTAGTATGCTTTCGATAGTTGTCCATCCTCTGACTTCATTAAATGCAGTGATTGAGCGATATAGTTCCATATCGTGACCGGAATGCATGTACTCACCTATGTGATAAAGTACGGCAGCATTCTCGCTAGTGTCCATGAGACTGCATACGACATCTAGAGGAAGTAAGTCACATCTCCCTTTCCCTTCTTGAATGTCTCTAACTGCTCCTGTTTCAAATTCTCTTCTTTCTCCGCTATCTTTGATTTCTGCCATGGTGTTTCCTCCTATAATTTCGTTTGTTGTATTTGAGTATGTTACACACGCACTTGTAGAGTTCACTAGAAAGTTTTCTACATTCTGCGTGAATCTTTAAGTGCAAGGTGCTTTTACTATAACCACAATTAGATGCAGTGTATCGAATGGTAGATCTATTATCTACCATCCAAATACATGCATCTAGCAATTTGGTCTGTTCAGTTGACAATTCGTATGACTGTATGTCATCTAGCAGATATCCGTGATAATAACAATACTCCATCAGAATAATTTCCTAGACCTTTTTATGTTATTATCTTTGTATTTGTACTTTGTTTTGATTAACTTCTGAATGTTGAGCATTGTCATTACTACTCTTGCCGAAGATGACTCTTGTATCTGCTCAAGAGTAAATCCTAAGGCTTCAATTTCATCAGTTAATTTTTTCATGTTATATTCATCTGCAGTCTCAACAAAACTCATGTTTGACTTAGACTTAGATGTCCTTGACTTCTTCGATACTGAGATTACATCGAAGTTAGCAGATAGTATCTTAGCGTAGCCTGCTATCAATCTATGTGAAATAGAATCTGCAGAATAACAAGGATACTTAGACAGCGCATCTAAGCTTGTCATTCCGTACAGATGTGTTTTTACATTTGGATTACTAGACGCCTTGATTACATCTGCAACATTCTGAAGATAGGCGTTCTTATCATCCTGAGACGCATCATTTGCAGGAGATATTCCAATGTAATCAAGATGATTACCTTGTTCATCTTTCCACTCTAACATGTTTCTAAGTGCAGAAAAATCCTCCCCAAAATGGAATACAGGCATCACCTTATTAGGCGATTTAACCTTTGAACGCATATACAAAAAGTTCTCCCAAGACTTTCTAGCAGACTCTTCATAGTCTTCTCTAGACTTAGGCTGTCCGAACTTACCTGGAATAGTATCTAGCTGAGCACAAACATCTATATGTTCATCAATACTATTGATATAATCAATGTATTCATCTGCAGTAGTTTTTGCTTTCCCTGTATGTACACTGAATGCTCCACTGTCGATAAACAACCATCTACAGAATCCTTGCTTCTTCCATTCAATAGTTTTCTTTATTGCAGGCCTATCTAACTGAGTTATAAGAATATCTAAAGGCTCAAATCCAGGTGCAGCCAAAAGCATATCATGCATTTCGTCAGTCAATGACCCCGAAAAAACGTACTTCTCCATAGGTTACTTTCCTTCCTCTTCATTAGTTATCATATATATAGATAATATCTATTAGATATTATAGGTCCATTCAACATCTCCGTCGACTTTATGCGCAGCTCCTGTCAATAATTGAGATTGCTTAGTTTCATACATTCCAATCATCTTTTTGTGCTCAGCAATCTCATCAGAGAGCCTAGAGCACTCCATTGCCCTAGCATACATATCTTGTATGATAGCAAACCCAAATGTAACGTAAAGATGTGCAATCTCATCCTTTCCGTGAGCATTAGAAATAGTAGGATACCAATTGTAAACTGTCTCTATCTTCTTATACATCTCAATGCTTACTTGTGCAGGATTGTAGTTTTTGTTGATCTCCTTACAAGCTGTATCGAATTCATGTCTGAGCATAATTCAACTCCTCCTTTGTTTTATATAGTTTACTATAACGATTCGAGTAAACTTTATTCACAATACTTTGCTTCAAAGACAAACTTAGCAAGAGCTGCATGCCCTGCAATTCTGCCTTGATTAAGATCAGTTATACAAGCTATTCCAGCTCTCTGGACATGCTGAGTATTTATCAAGTCTATCAAGTAGCGTATGACGAACTCAACAGGTGTTTCGCTGTTATCTGGGTAATGTCCTATCTTCCAAACAGTGTTTGAAACGCTGTCCTTGAATTTAGCTAATTCTTGCAATGAATTGAAGTACTCGAGTTGGCTCGACGTCATGTTTAATACTGTCTCTGCATCTCTGAATGTTCTGACGCATTTCCATATTCGAGTATTATTTAACTCTTTGAATCTATCACTATTCTTAGCGAGAGAATACGAAGATACATCAATGTCTACAGGAGGAGAAGTTACAACAACTGCGCTTCTACTTATGATAGTGTCAGGAACATGCTTGATGTTTCTACAGGTTATTACAATGTATACATTAGGCAATGGCTCCTCTAGAAACTTCAGTAGTGCATAAGATGCAGCAGGAACGCCTGAATCTAGATTTTCTATACATAATACAATAGGAGTATTTATCTTCAAGCAAGCGTCGATACTTTCCTTTATAACATCTACTTTAGGTGCAACTTCTTGAAAATCAGGAACATTTAGAATCGAAGCATACTGTTTAGCAAGATAGGATTTGCCTGAACCTTCGGGACCTTCGATTAGTACACTGTGTCTATCGCCAGACGCAAGCGAACTGAGCTCATTCAATGCGCCTTGTTGACATATAAAATTCATGACTCCATCACCTCCGGACTTGGAATACGTTGAAACTTAAGTAAACCAAACAGATATATTAAACTATTGGTAACATCGTAAGATGACATTGAACGCAGCTTTGTTAGTTCTTGATAAGCATTCATGAACATATAATATACGTCTTCGCGAGTCCATAATTTAACATACTGTTTGACATCTGACTGTATATGCCCGTTGTCCATGACTTTATCCAATTCAATCATTGTCTGGAGCACTGCATATACTATTCTATCTCCTTCATCAGGATACTTCTCACTCACTTCTACTAGATAATTGAAATTTCTAGACGCTACACCCTTTCGAACCTCTGACTCAGTAGAAGAATCTATGCAACCGAAAAATCTGCTTATTTCAGCATCGGATAATCCAAATATCTTCTCAGCAGGGATGCAATTCATGCATCTGCACATGTTTTTTGCTCTGCTGTAGTTCTCGGAAGAATTGACAGCAACCGATATGAGTCTGTCTGCTAATCTAGGAAAGTCTTGATGTAAGTACTTAACAATAAATTGAGGACTAACTGCATCAATAGATGCTGTATAATTCGGAATGTACTTATCTAGTTTAGCTATATGTTTAGCGTTCTCATATAGGCAAACAATAGTTCCTACTATCTTAGTATTAGCAATCTTATCTGATGTAGTATCCGATAAGCTAGATACAAATGTATCATCATAACGTACAACATAAAGAGCAGGCTGCAATGGAACAATATGTTTTTTGCCCATCATATTCAATAGTTCCTGAACTGTAGGAGACTCTACTTTCTTACCGTAATGCTGAGTAAGTATGTCAATGTACTTTTCCTTTATTCCATACTCCGTGCCGCCAAGCACATAGAATTTTCCAGGACTTCCTCCTAGTATTTGTGTACCTAACTCTTGCACACTTAACATAATATCACCTGCTCTCTATCTTCTTAGTAATTCTGCAAAGGCCTCTAAAGGAAGAATTGCAATTTCTTCGCCGGACCAATTAACTGTTAATGCACATATCTTATCACTTCCTATGCACTTTACACTATTTTCCTTATACAGATCATTAAGCACTTGGTGGGATATGGATATGTTCACCTTTACCCCAGGAAGAATAGGAAAAAGATGAAAACTTTCAAGATCGAGGCGATTTACGCCAAATAAACACCATGTCCTATCAGCCTTTTGAGATCCATCATCTGTAAATAATACAGGATATCTTCTCTTGACTGAAGCTTCATCTTTTATTTTGTTCCATACAGATTTGCTGAAAAATATCTTAGCTCCTCGTTCTACATGAGTTTTACATTCACCTAACCAATCATCAGAAATGACATCTCCTGGAAAACAAGCAGCAGCTCCGCTGCCTGCTACTACTGACCATCCAAGATACTCTGCAATCATAGATTCCTGTACGCTAGAAAAATCCTTTGTAGCCATTAGTCCATATCCTCCTCAACATCAGACATTGCATCAGTATCCTCAGCAACTGTGCCATTGATGTCTGCTAAGATATAATCACACACTGTCTTGTAATAATCCTGATTAGCTTGTAGATAGTCATATACCTTGGCCATTCCGTTGAGCTTAATAGGCTGACCAGCTTCATTAACTAATATCTCGCCTGTAGTAGGGTCGCATATAGTGAACCATGCTCCCGTTTTCTTGATTATATTGTACTTCTTTACCGCTAACTGTGCGTAATCAAAATCGGGACGAATGCCTGATTGGAACATGAGATAGTAAGACCCGAGCTTTCTATCAAACGGCGCTGTCTTCTGCTTTATCAACTTAGCGTTAACAATATAACCTGCAGGATTTTCTGAACTTGCAGGTAATTCATTACCTAAGAAGTCTACAGGAGTGCCTAATCTAAACAATATTCTAAGCGAAGCGTAGAATTTAGGGGCTTTGCCTCCTGGTGTATTTACTACATATGGATTATCCATATTATCTCTGATCTGATTGATCATCAAGAATGTGCATTCATATCTAGTTAATATAGGTACTAGCTTTCTCATGAAAGTGCACAACAGTCCAGCAAGTGCCGAAACCGTTCTTTCACCATATTTCTTCTCTAACTCCGCCTTAGTTACAAGAGAAGGTAATGAATCTAATACAACAAGTCCTACTTCTCCTGTTTCTATTATTTCTTGCAAACGCTGTAGAATGTCTTCTGCAGGAATGTTAGGCGGCTGCATTATTTCTATCTTAGTTCTATCTATGCCTAACTGAGTAGACCAGGCCTTGTCAAACGAATGTTCTAAGTCCAGATAGAACACCTTCTTAGGGCCACGATCAATGAGATCTTCTAACATTCCTGCGAATTCCTTCTTGCCACTAGATACCTTATCACGCAATTCTTGCACCTGTGCCTGAAATTCATCTTCAAATAACAAGATTGCATTCTTGCATATATCTACGGCTGTGGTAGACTTTCCACCACCCTCGGCTCCGTGGAATTCTGTAATTGCGTTTCTCGGTACTCCTCCATAAGTACACCAATTCATGAGAGGTGAAGAAAATGGAATTTTTCCGCCTCTTACCTCATCTGCACTACTCATCAATGTAGGGCAGTCCCAATCTTTCTTTGACTTATTTATCAAATCTTTGTATGATGCCATTGTGTTCCTCCTTCGTGTCGATATATACAATAACGATTACTTGATGTATGTTTTACTACTAGACGGAGTAGAATTATATACATAATCTGGTAAAGTAGACTCTTCAGGTACTACGTTTCCAACAGGATTAGAATTCATAGTATCTTTTCTGCTGTCCCAGATCTTTTTTGCACTCATTATGAGTTCTCGAGAAAAAGCCATCTCGTTTTCTACACGAGTTATAATAGAGCTGTAAACAGTTTGCACCAGTTTGAATTGTATTACATCGTCATCACTAGCTGCTTCTTCCTTCTTAGCAGTAATAGTTGAAGCTGTGCTGCATTTAACTATTTCAGACTCCTTTTGCTTCGCTTTCAAGCTGACTACTTCCTTGCCTATCTTGAATTCGCTAAGAGCTTCTGACACTTTGAAAAGTTCTAGTGGTAGAGATGTAAGAACTTCTTCTAATTCAGTATCCGAAATAGGCCTAGAAGTCGACTGTAGCGATTTGTACAACTCATTCTGATTGGTAAAATATGGACCAAAGTACTTTTGATATAGTTCTTCTGCCCATTCACGGACAGCTTTTACTTCTTCTGATATATCGCTGCATAGCTGTTCTAATTTAAGCATAGTATCACCTAACCTTTCTTAGGCACTACACATAAGTAAGTAAGTGCTAACTCCTGTAAATACTGAGTAGACTTCAACTCTTGATTCAACTTCACTAATTTATTGGCCAACTTAAGGCATAATGCAGAATGGGCAGGCCCATAATTGGCGATCTTTTCCTGATAATACGAAGGAATCATTGTTAAGCTGATATCTTGCAAGAATATATACTTGACAATGTTGCAGATGAATGAATGAAATCCTTCAAACCATTTGACGAAGTTGACACCTGAATTATATATCTTGTGTATGATATCTGCAATGGCTGTATTGTCTTTCTTAGCGACTGCATTGAGTAGCAAGAAATAATCATCATAATTAGGTAAGTTAAGTGACTTAGCTAACGACTCGAGTGTTATATCTTCTCCATATGCTAACGCTTTATCTAATAAAGTAATTGCATCTCTCATACCTCCATTAGATAACTTAGCAATGTAGTTGACAGCATCTTCTGTGTAAGTAATGTTCCTACCTTCGGCCTTTTCTGCTTCAATTATCTCTATAAGTCGTTTGTTTACTCCTGCTAAGCTTATCTTAGATAACTGGAATGTCTGTACACGAGATAAGATTGTAGCAGGTATCTTTTCAGGATTAGTTGTACAGAATATGAATATTGTCTTTGCAGGGCCTTCTTCAAGAGTCTTAAGTAATATCTGCCAGCCTGCATTACTAATACTATGACACTCATCTATTATGAATACTTTCCAATCGCATCCAACAGGATAAGATCTCGCCTGATCTACAATACTTCGCATAGCATCAACACCACTGTGAGATGCTGCATCTATTTCAATGGGCTCTCCTTTGTTGTCATTCAATACACTTGCCATTATTCTCGCACTCGTTGTTTTCCCCGTGCCCGCAGGTCCTATGAGTAAAAAGTTTCTGTTTTCCAGTTGCTTGTTTTCGCACATCTTTTGTAGTATATCTACTACAAGGGACTGTTCGCATACATCTTCCCACTTAGACGGACGATGCTTTGCTGCTAAATTTGCCATTTGTAATTCACCTCTTCTGTACTTTATAAATTAGCCCCATTCACGACACTTAGCGTAATATGGACAATGATTGCTATTGCACCAAGAATCTTCTCTAGGCAATCTGTCTGGAGCAATATTTGCATCTACCATCTCCTGAACATATTTGATTCTATCTTTGACTGCTTGCTTATCTGCAGGAGTTACAACAACTTCGTAGCATTTCAGGCCGCCATATTGCCTATCTTGATAGAGCACAAGGCATTTGTCCAGGCCTAATAATGTACAATAGAACTTTATCTGGTCCTCATGTTGCTCTTTTGGATTAGTTAATTCGTCAAAGCTACTATATTCAGAAGTTTTGATTTCTAACAAATACACAACTTCGTCAATCTCTATGAGTCCGTCTACAGCAAATCGAACAGGTGGATCAGCTACTTCAATCTGATACTCAAATCCATTCTTATTTACTGTGTAATCATACGGAAATTCGATGCGTTCGAGATATTCTTTTACATCTAGCCACTTATCTTTCAATAACTCTGAAAGATTAGCCTGTATAACATTATGACAAGCGGTGCCAATTTCTGCTGTGAATTCTAGTACCTTGTCAGGAACGGGAATCTTATCAGGCTGTACGCCTCTTAATCTGAACCAACTTACCCTAGGACATCGAAATGAACTAGGAGCAAATGTTTTATGTTTAGGCTCAGCGTTTCTAGCAGCAATCTTGCTATCTACGAAAGATTCGTACATATCTATAAGCTTGCTGCTAGTAGCAGAATTGAACTTCACAAGTCGTGAAAGATTCGCACTCTTAAACGCCATATCTTAGCCTCCTACTCGTCAATACCTGCAAGTACAGTAACCATCTTAGATGTCCATAAGATAATTCCTATTACTGCATCTTCCTGAACCATCGGAGCAATCTTGACCTCATCTTCATCAAAATTAGAAACTACTGACTTAAGAAGCGATGTCTTGAAATCAATACTGTAAGGATTAGCACATACACCTTCAACAGGAAGCTTGCAATCTACATTCTTATCAGTTAATGAAAATTCGCTTCCTTCTACTGCGAGCTTGATAGTATCCTCTGTGCTAGTAGACAGTAATGCGGCCTGATTAAGGAACTTATTAACAGCGGCTACGTTCAACTTAACTGCGTTTTCTTCATCCTTGACCATCATTCCGAGAATAATCTCTGAATTATAGCTGCCTACAGCTTCGTCATCTTCGTAGAGAGGTGTGAATTCTGATGCATATTCGAACCCATCTGTCTGAACATTGATAAGATAGCTCTTGTCGAGCTTAGTTAATCTAGCACCATCTGGCAACGAATTAAACAAGTTGATAATGGTGTCAGAAAGAAGACAAGTACTACCTAACTTGCTCATCTTAGAATGTGTAAACATACTATTATCAAAATCTCCTACAATTACATCGCCTGACTCTCCTACCCATACACGAGTATATACTGGATGGATAAATGACATAGCAATTGCATACATCTGATAATCTTTGATAAACTTCCAATCTGACTTATCTAAGTCAATTACAGCAGATGTTGGATTGGCCTTACCAGGAGCCGAAAGCTCTAATTCTGTTCCATCAATCATCTTAGGAAGTGTAAACTTCGACTTACCTGAATGTAAGATGAGTCCCCCTTCTGTAAACTCAAATGTTGTTACTGCTGCCTCAAATGTAGAAACAAGCTGCTTAAGGAGTAAGCTATCTACAAATATTGTAGTAGGTGTATCTTCATCACCTGAACCTTTGAGAATTATCTCAGATAAGACATATGATGCCTCAAGATTAACTTTGAGAGAATGTCTGTCTGCAGTTACTTGTGCAAGACAGCTCTTCTGATAGAATTTAGATACATTCTGATTTACGATACCTAAGTTCAAGGCATCTATAAGTGGTTTGGTACTTAAATTGAATTTCATTAGTATTTTACCTCCATGGTTTTGATATAAGTTATGACTACTATAACGATTTGTTATAATTCGTCTTTTCTCAATATGTTGCCCTTTGTTACCCTTGTGTCGATGTGCTTAGTAAACTGTTCTATAGTATCCAGTGCATACTTGGATAAATAATTATGGATTGCATCTTCCATTTCAGGAGTAATTACACCATTGACACCCTTAGCTGCTATACCGATTGGCTTGTTTCCATTGCTGTCCTTTAGAACAGGAAGATAATATTCACACTCAAACAATCTGCTCTGTATCCATTTGACATTAGACTCTGTCCAAGTAGAAGAATCTAATGAGTCCGGAGCGTCAAATGACAAGATATCATCTACGTCTAATCCGTACCATCTGAATGTTTCCTCGATGTCACAGCTGATAGAGAACGGTAAGAAATTTCCTGCCTCTTCCATACATCTCTTCAATATACGGGCTCCTGCCTCTCTGTTTTCGAATGGCACTTCTACAATCAGCTCGTCATGAACAGGTACAAGTAAGCGGCCTCCGATCTCGTTCCATTCAGAGTCATTGCATAACTTCAATATAGCCATTTTAGTTAGTTCGGCAGCACTTCCTTGAATTACTGCGTTCCATACCTGTCGAGAAGCTTCGGAAATCTTATATTGATTGTTAATTACCTTTATCTTTTCCTCTTCATAAAGTTGCTTAGTTCTCTTAACAATCTGGCCGTAATACTTGAAGCTCTTAAATTCTTGCTCTAATCGCTTGATGATTCTATCTGGTATCTCCGATTTATTAGCAAGAGTAGTAACATCTAATGGGTCGATATCAGGATTGATGTATCCTGGCATAGCTTTGAACTCAAAAGGAGGAAGCTGCATATCTGGGTGATGTCTTCTTCTTCCTAATATAGTCTCTGTATAGCCGAGAGTAGTTGCCTTATGCTGTGCTCCTAATATAGCATCACGCAACTGAGGGAAACCATTCATAACAGCATCAAATATCTGCTGTGCTTTTCTAGTTTTCTCCTCGTCGGACATTGTAGAGTCTTTTCCCCATAAGTCCTGACCAATTGATTCTGTGGACATTCCATAATTTATTCCTAATACAAGGACCTTCGCGACGCTTCGTCTTTCTTTACCGTCCGGCTGATATTCATGAGTTTCAGGATGAAACTCTAGACATTGTTCATAAGGAACACCGAATGCAATAGATGCAATTGTAGCGTAGATGTCTTTCCCGTCCTGGAATGTCTTAATCATCTTAGGCTCCTGTGCAGCGAATGCTGTTAATTTTGGTTCCTGCTGACTATAGTCGCTACTCATCATTACATATCCAGGAGTTGCCCTAAACATATGTCGAATATCCGTCGCATGTGATGGGATGTTCTGCATGTTCGGGTCAGCAGATGACATTCGTCCCGTATCGGCTCCAATACTTTTGAATGTAGCATGAATTCTACTGTCAGATGTAGTTGCATTAGGTAGCTTGTCTACATAAGTTCCTACAAGTTTTACAAGTCCCCTAACTGCAAGAATTTGATTAGTAACTGGTAAGTTGTACTCTTTCAATACATCTTTTCCTGTGCTTCCTGCAGGCATCTTGAGCAAGTTTTCACACAAATACTTTACTTGAGGAGGACTGTTTGGATTGAATTCCTGACCTGTTCTAAAAGGTCGCTTAGAATTTGTTGCATAGTCCTGTTCGTCAATAAGCTGCTGTACCATACTATGTAGCAATTCAGTAGCTTCCTTCTGTTTAGATGCGTACTTATCATGTAATGCTCTAGCTGTATCAACATCTAAGAATACTCCTACTCTGTGCATCATTGCACATACCTTAATCATCGGAAACTCAATGTTCCAAACAAGATCCGCGATTTTCTCCAAATGTGCTTTCTGGCACTTAGGGTGAGTCTTAGTTACATAAGGCAACTGCCATATAAATAACTCATATGTTATCTTTGCATCGTGGCCAGCATATAACTTAGCAACTTCAGGTTTACAATACGGAAACAATGCAGGCGTAAAGAAGTCTCTGAACTTCATTGGATCTCCTTTACCTTTAAGCACATACTTGTTGTATAGCACTTTCAGAGTATTATCATTCTCATTTTCTTTCAAACATCTCCACGCTAGGATTACATCATAATACACTGCGGGTGCAATATCTACTTTAATGTCTTTATATATCATTGCAATATCGTAATCTGCATTGGCTAGTATTAACTTGACATTATTGTCTACAAGTCGCTGAAGTTCAAATGCAATTGCTTCATACGGAAGCTGATTCTTATAAGGCTGATCAAATATAGGGACCAGATGCTTACTAGGAATATAGCATTCTGGCATACCTGGTGTATATAATGAAACACCTACAATAGTATCTCGAATTCTGTCTAATCCTGTTGTCTCTGTATCTATTCCAGCATATCCTGATTCAATACATTTATCTACGTATGCGTGCAATCCGATGGCATCAGTAATTAGAATTGCTTCGGAGTCTTTGAAATACTCGATGACCTTTTGCTCCATCTCTTTCAGTTCGTTGTTAACACTTTTAGGCTTAGCAACTTTAGGAGGAGCTACTATCTCCTTGCTTTTAGCGGCAACTTTATTTATCTGCTCTATCTGTGCAGGATTAAATAACGCCATTACTTTCACCTCCATATTCATTTGTAATTATCTTCAAATATAGCCGATGCGTCTATACGGCATAATATAGATGCATCGGCTACTATTACTTAGATTAGAATGTAGGCTCGTCTGCTTCTTCCTCACTTGCAACTGTATTATTAGCAGAGTCTGAATCATCTACTGAATCTACTGGAGGTACATATTCTGGCGGAGCAGAATATGTAGGCACATCAATCGGGTCATGTGCAGGCATCTGAGGAGATGCCTGAGGAGTAGCTGCACCTCTAGGAGTAGCTGCAAATCCGGTGTACTCTTCATTAGACGAATAACCTGATGTTGTATTATCATTGAGAAGATTCTGCATCTCACTAGGTGTAAGCTCTCTACAGATTGTGTTGTAATATTCCGGCATAGTTGCGTTATTCTCTACGAGAATCTGTGAATACGACTTTGTAGAATTCTTACCTATTGCAGTTACTTCATATGTTGTATCCATGCTACCTGCAGCACCATGACGAGTTATTCTGAATACAAACTCGCTAGGATTTGGATATCTAGAGAATACATCCTGCTGAAGCTGTGGCTCAAACTTCATTGTTCTGTCAAAGAACTCAATCTGATTAGTCATTATGTTGTATACAGGAATGAAAAGCTTTGTCTGTGTTCTAATTCCTTTCTGACAAGCTGGGCATCCCTTGCCGCAACAGTGCGCATAACCTGAATAGCTGTTTGACTTGATGTAATGGACATCTGCTACTAAGACATCTTCTACATTCTGATACAGGAAGATTACGTCTGCATACTCTCCATCATTTCTGAGTATGAAAAACCCTCCGTATCTTTCTTCATTGTAACTTTTTGCTGTTTTAAATGCCATGATACTTTCCTCCATTCATTTTGATATGTTTAATAGGCATAATGTATATAACGATTCATCTTATGTAAGTAATTGAATCGGAGATACCGAATTATATGTGATATACACTTCTGAACTTTGCTAACTGCTCTCTGAGCTCGTCTAATATAGCTGCAGCCTTATCAGCTGTAACACTTACATCCTTGAGTGGATCTAAGTCGTAGTTGTTCTTCATACACATATAGACGAACATTGCATCTTGCTTCTCTTTAGACTGCTTGTTTGCCCACTTGTCTTTAGTAGATGGATCTACTGGGCATTTAACTTTACCTAATGAAGCTCCGTTCAAGAGATGATTGATAACCTTTTCTGTCTCAGGTCCCATTGTCTCAATTATTTTCCAAAATTCTGAACGAGATACTCTATCATCTATATCTTCCTCTGTATTTGATACTACTGTGTCAAATAAATCAAGAACATCTTCACCTGTCTCGACGATATTAGATGTTTCAAACTCCCATCTTTCTCTGTCTCTCTTGATGTCGTGACTGATGCAGTACAAGCAGTTATATGCTACCTTATAAATGTATGCTGATGTGAATCTATTTGGATTTTCTTTGAGAACTGGTACATTTTTTGAGAGGTACTGAAGAATTGTAGATACTCCATCTTCTTCTAACGCGTAAAAAGATTTTGTTTTGTACCAAGCGAGTGTAATTTCTTCGAAGAACTGAACATATAAAACCGCTGCCTTATTCTCGTCAGCAACAGAAAGCCACTGCTCATAAGTCAACGGTGATGTATAACCTGTATAGTTTCTAAATAAATTTCTTGTTTCGTAAAATGCGTTTGTCATAAGTAATTCCTCCATCTCGATATGATTTTGATATGTTTTTGATATGTTATTTATATCTACAAGTATATTATAAGATACTTTTGCAGAAATTTCAACTGTTTTTTATAAAAATTTATAAATTTTTTTATAAATAACGATTGAGTGCATTTTCTATCAATGTCGCAATTGTTCCTTCGGAAGCAGATGATATTGTATCTCTAGTGCTCTGGAGAGGGCATCTTATCTGTAAGTGATCAATCTTCTCTATTGAAGATTCCACTGTACAGATTACTTCATTAGATTCGCTATCATAATCTAATTGAATGACATCTATCTTAGGATATCTCCTCAATATCATGCCAGATACTTCTCTAAGTTTAGATTCTGCATCTACATCTACTACATCGCACTCAGATATGTCAGTCTCTAGAAGTTTCTTCCACAAATCATGTCGACAAGTGTATATTCTAGATGTGTTCACACCTGCATCGTGCAACTTGCAGAAAATTCCGTGCAGAGTATCGCCTTTACTTAATTCTAATCGAATAGTTGCTAGTACACCTTGATTGAGTTGAGCTGAGCTAAATACAGGAGAAGTTTCATGTTCTTCAGACAGAAATTCCTGGACGTCCATATCATAATACAGTGTTCTATCCTTAGAACGATAGAAATAGTCCTTACTGTTTTTATTGTATCCCATATCTGACTCTAAGTCTCTGCATATAGTTATAGTCTCAATATGAAGCTTCTTTCGCATCTCGGCTACAAAGCTGTATATAGTATTGTTCCAATTGTAATAGGTAGAACTTATTCGGAACCATATTCCGTTGTTGCCTAGCTCACTATCATACTTGCCTCCGAATCTTACTCGGCAGAACTGCTGATTAAGTGAATGAGCTATGTCTGTCTGAATTTGAGACATTTTAGCTCGTATTGAATCAGTAAACTCATACAGCGTATCTACATCACTGTAATTGTTACAACTGTTATGGATTTCTAACAGTTCTTCGATGCTCAATTTATAACTAGCATGATAGTGAGCTAAATCTTCATTACTAGCTACAGCTTCTTTTATAGCATAACAAATATCCTCAGCTTCAGCATCAAAATCTACTTCATCTTCTATCATTAAGGCCATCCAAGCGTCTAGTACATGCATGGCCAAGTCCTTATCTTTTGAATTTGTCTTAATTATGAATGAAGCAGTCTCGGCTTCAGAGCTTAAGTCATCATCTTTCATACAGTATAAATGAACATCTACAGGAAATGCTTTTCCGTCTTGTCTTAAGTGCCATGCTTTTGTTGCCATGAGTGATACCTCCTTAACTTGTGTTACAATGGAATAACGATTCTTATCTATACAAGGGTCAAGTTTTTATATTCTTCATATGACAAGTCGTTCAAATCTTTGCCTTCAGGTATTCCCGAGAATGTCCAAGTAATTGCTACTCCTTGTAATGCTCTTTTCAGCCTATCTGTTCCTTTTCTTCCAGCATCATCTGGATCTAATCCTAATACGAATTCTTTTACACCTAATTGTTTAAGTTGCCATATCTGATAAGGGTTACCAGTTCCAAGGAGGGCAACAGCTTGGTCTCCATATTTACGCACCGTTAAAGCATTGAAGCAGCTTTCACATATCACTACTCTCTTAGCGTTAGGGTCTAGTTCGTATAATCCGTAGACAGGCTTTTCTGCATCTTTCGGATAATTAAAATACTTCCCTTCGATGGAACGACGACATATAAACAATGTATTTCCGTCTTTATCCCTCACAGGAAATGTGATGCAAGGTAGCGGATTCTTCTTCCCTGACGGTACATGTTTTCCATCAAACCCTATGTCGTATTCCTCTATAAGTTCATCCGTTAAACCTCTATCATACATATAAGGCACTGTGTATCTGTAGCTAGCAAGTTCAGATTCTGAGACATATTGCTTCTGAGGTTTAGTGAAACTATGGATATAATCTATTGCGAACTTATTATTAAGTGTGTCCATCATTTCATTCGGTATAAGTAGTTCAATATCTGAAGATGTGCCATCAAATCCAGGTACATGTTCCTTCAACCATTCTAGCCCACTGCCTGACATATTTCTTGCCTTTAGCAAATCTGTTATAAGACCAGGCAACGGTTTAGCGTATCCGCAGGTAAAGCAATGACAGAATCCGGCAGGAGATTTCTTACCATTTCTTACTTGATCTCGAATCAATACACCACATGAAGGCTTCCTTTCTCCTCCGTCTTTATGAATAGGGCAGTATATAGAATAATAGTCTCCCATAACTCTATTCAGCCTAATGAGTCCGGCTTCTGATAATTTAGTTAGTACTTTTTCTACATCTATCATATATGTTCTCCGTTTAAAATGTTATTAGAATTCAATCTGTTCATCATCTGCCTCGTCTAACACAATGTCGTTAGTAGGCTCAATACCTGGAGTAGATACTACAGGTGAAGAAGGAGGTGTGATAACATTAGAAATAGCATCATCTTCAGGCCCGCCTGGTAAGTACTGCATATTTCCTGTGTTAACATCCCAACTGTATGACACTATAGGATTTTGATTGTTTGCCATACGAGATTTCTCTAATCTTATATCTAATACATGCTTATCAAATATCTGTCGAAGTGAGAATACTTGAGTAGCAATTCGTGCAGGATGGTCAGAACCTTCAGCATTGTACATTGTTGGGAATGGATCCCCTTTATCGTCCTTCGATTCTTTTGTCTCTCTATTGGCCTGCATTACTAATACAACTGCGCATCCATATTTCTTACTCAAAGAAAACAACGATGCTGCAATATGTTTATACTTTTCATGATCTCTGTCTGATTTTTGATCATCTACCATGTATGAAATACCATCTATAATTAAGAGTTTGATTCCATGCTTCTTGACAAAAGGCTCAAGTGCTCTTGCAGAAACACCATCAGGCATATCTTTATCTTCAATTACAAATGCATCAGTTTCATCTTTTGATAATTCTTGAATGTACTTATAGTACTCTTCATTGTAATTTCCTCTATAAAGCTGACTGTTTTGGAAGTGTCCTCTCCAAGTATCAAAACGAGTAGCTAAGAAAGCTGCTTGCATCTCTGGTGAATAGTACCCTACAGGAAATCCGTGCTTCTGTGCAGATTCCATCATCTTTGAGCATACCCAAGATTTACCGGTATTAGTTCTAGCAAGTATTACAAGTAGCTCTTCTACAGTTGATAGTCCTCCATACATAAGTTTATCTATCTCTGGAAATCCTGTTGGTATTCTAGACTGTTTACTATATTGTATAACTTGTTCGCTACGAGCTTTTGCATCTTTAACAATGTTCATAGGTTTAACATCATCTAGCTTTGCGGCTTTATCACATTGCATCTGAAGATATGTCCAAGCATCACTAACATCTCCGGTACCTAAGTCCTTTATCTTATTGAATGTTTCTAACAGCAGTATGTGCTGTTTGTTTTTCTTCATTTCTACTTGGAGGTATTCAATTGGCTCATCTACTTGCACAAGCGTTACATCAGGGAAGTTAACCTGGAAGGTAAATACATCAGGTACATCGTTGTAACGATGTCTGTGATCTAGTATGAATTGAATATGAGGCTTAAATACCGAGTAGTATGAATCATCGAACGCACATAAAGTATCGACTTCGGTAGTGTCTTCAGTTGTTAATATTCTAGATATCACTTGTAGTTCAATACTTGTAATCATAATTTCACCGCCTTCTTCATGATTTCTGTAAGTCGTCCGAAGAAAGGACTGCTGCCTACTAAAGTAGAAATAGTAGGAGAAACTATGATTGTAGTAAATTCATCACTTGATCTAGCTTGGAGCAAAGTCAGTAATGTTTGACTTTCAAAGTCTTTGAAGTTGACATAATCTAAGTTAGATATTATAAGAAGTTTAGCAGAATTAGCCCATATCCTCATGTACTCTAACTCCTCAGGCTCTACTTTAGTCGACCATGACTTCTTTATGGCCTCAATGTACTGAGAATATTTCAAATTATAAACAGTACAATGTAATCTACTGCCTTTCCATCTTTGGCATATACCGCAATAAGTTAGCATATCTGCAGTAGCTACAGTAGATGAACTAATTACTGTTTTGAGTTTTCCTTCTGCTTGTGTAAGTATATTTGAATACTTATCTACAGCTTCCTGACCACGTCGAAAAACATCGCTTGACATTGAAATATTGTTTCTTTCTAGTAAGTACGAAGTTTCTGCTAAGGTAGGACAAGATTTATCGCACATTGCTTGCGTACAATGTGCACTGTATATACAATTATGCATACTTCAACCTCCTTAGTATAGGATTTCGAGATTGCTTGTATGACACTCTACTTGTTACACACATCTTAGCTATCTCATCAGTATCTATATATCCTCTCTTTATATATCCCTCAGACGGCATGAATAGCGTTAAGAAAGGATTTAAAGTTCCGTGTATAGGATACATATGTTGAATATTCTTAATATCTCGTTCTAGTAAGTAACGCCTTACTACATATTCTTTAACGAATTCGGCCTGTCTTGGAAGAATTTTAGACTCAGGTAGGTTATCCCATACATCTAAAGTTCCTTTCAATTCACCGTCTATCTCAATGTGAGAATAAAAGCTATAATGCTGACCGTCTACTTCTCTTACAAGCTTAAACAAGTGAGGATACTTTATTATGTTATCAATCACTTGCTCTCTAGTAAATCCTTCAATTGGAAGAATAAGTCCGATGTCTGGATCTAATTCAACGCCGTCAAGAGGTTCATACATAACAGACGCCCTAGTACGAATCAAGCAATTAGGATATAGATGCATCAATTCTTCGTAACGCATCTTTGAAACATCGGTAGTAACTGATATTTCATTCTGCTTTGTAGGTATTTCAGGCAAGGTAGTGTATATAACAAGATTGTCTGCTCCTTCTCTACCTCGTATCCAAGGTCGACTGTAATCAAACTGAGGCACATTTGGAGCTTGAATATATAGATCTTGTTTAGGTGTAGGCGAAATTACTTCGCCTTGAATATTATCACCTTGAGATACTGGTTTAACTATCTTTCCCTTGTTCAAATCATTTAATATTTGCTCATCTTTAGGTGAAATAGTTGCACCAATACTTGTAGAATCTTGTTGTATAAAGTTTGTTGAACTGTCTTCTGAGGAGGATAGTACAGGCGATTCAACTGTTGTCTGTATATCTTCCGAAAATATTGTAGGTTTAACATCCCAATCAATTGCGTCTACCGTTAAGAACACGTCTCCTAAAGTATCTGATATTAGTTCAGAATCAATATCAGGTATGTTTTTAAACGGGTCATCATCTTTCCAATTGTTAGGAAGATGCTCATCTGCATAAGCTGCATATGTTATTATATTGAGAATATCTACAACTTGTTGTTTATATTTCTTAGAATCTTTGAAATGGCTAACAACATATTCTATAATAGATGAATGTGTTTTTGAGATATTTCCTTTGAGAGTTCTATTGACGTCGTATCTCTCAGATATCTGAGTAAATCTGATTTTATGCGTATTGTTATATATCCTTCCCAAGACGATTTCTCCTTTCTCTAGTAGTATCTAAATAACAGCTTCTGTGAAAGTACTGCTTTACATTTTTCCGTTGTACGAATTCGACATTTCCAAAATCTGCACTAGTACGCAGACTGTAGTTAGGCCAATACCTGACTCTCTTACCACAGAACATGCATTCCATATCATGTATCATCGAGCTCACCTCTTGCTAACTCTAGATTGCATTCTTGGATCAGCTCACTTTGCTTAGCTATTCGTGTCCGTATCTTAGGAACTAGAGTAGCATTGCGATGTTTTACAATAGAAGCTACAGGAGAGCAGCTTAGTAACACATGACTGTCAGTAAAATATGATTCAGTCAACATGTGATATTTTTCATCCATGAGTATGTCACTTATGATAACTGAATCTAGCGTAAAATCTTCTGGCTTATCTGATTTCATTAAACTGTAGACTTCATAAGGAACTGCCCATACATTTGATGGATTAGCCGAAACATCGGCACACCACGCATTGAACATCTCTACAAATCTGTATGTCTCATCAGTACTATGATACTTTCCATACAGTATAATTATGTAAGATATCCATTCAGGTATCTGCTGTATACTGTATTTGAATTTAGGATTTCTATTATCAGATGTAAAACGAGTTTTGAACCACTTGCTGATAACTTGAGCACATTCTGTAGCCTGTTTACATTTGAATTCATGTTTTCCGCCTTCGGTAAGTATCCTTGCGAATGTTGATAACACTGTTTTGTTTGAGAGCTTAGTACTATGCGTAATTTGATTATTTACTGAATTACTAGAAGATGTACTAGATGTAAACTTAGTATATGACTTGATTTGATCTCGTACGCTGTTCACCGCTTGATTCAAATCAGGTAATATAGCACTGCTGTTATTTGATGAAAGTTCATCAAATTCATCTTGTGTATTGTCATCTGAAATCAATGATTCTTCTTCTAGTATACTTGAAATTTTCTCTACCGATTGTAATAAACTATATGCAAGAGCTCTATACCTATCTTTTGTCTTAGCATACATTGTAGGCTTAGCTTCTAGGACAGCATCTAACTTTTCTGAAATTTTATCTGCACAGTTTTCAATCGGATATATTTCTAAGTAAGGCAAAACAAGTCTACCTCCTCTCTATATCCTCTTATCTTATATAACGAATCTATTACACGTATTTATGTATACACAACAAATGTAGATGCAACTACTAAATGTACTGACAAGCTCCAGCTCCTCTCGTCTGATAAGCTTTCTTCGCGTTCGAGCCGTCTAGGTAATGCCGTACCTAAACGGGTCTAGACAGTACACTTAGTAGCGGCATCTACATCTGTGAATTCCGATATACTTTTATTCAATTATGATTTATTCACCACATTACATATTATAAGCCCTACAGGTTGAGAAGTCAATAGGTAAAATTAAATTCTTCTCTTTTCTCTTTTACTAAGCCTGCGAGCTTTGCGAGGTGTGTGGTGGGCACTTATATTTCATTATATTTCATTATTTTTATTAAATTATGTGTAACATAATTTGTATTTTATTATTTATTTAATTAAATGCGACCAGATTCTCCTGATAATGACCAAATCTATCTACAATCAGTACTAATTTGTCCAAATTTGAAATTACACTTTTTGCTTATTCTACACATATTTGATTTTCAATTTATTCAATTTTGGTCAAAATAATACACATTTAAGATAAGAAATTTACTTAATTTTTAGAAAAATTATTGACATCTTGTTTAATATACATTATAATCAATGTATCAAATTTAAGGAGGTAACATCATGAAAGAGATTTGGAGAAAAATACCGGATGTGCCGTCTAGCTACGAAGTTTCTAACTTAGGCAATGTTAGAAAGGAGGAATTTGGAGGAACTTATCGCCTTATTAACAAATCTATGTCAGACGGATACTACACTGTATGCTTTGAAGGCAAGCAATTTAAAATTCATAGGCTTGTTGCAGCAGCTTTCTTAACTAATCCTGACCCTAATATCTATAAACATGTTAGATTTAAGAATGGCAATAAACTGGATCCGTCTTTAGATAACATAGAATGGGGCACATTATCCGAGACTACTCAGCAAAAGTATAGACTCGGAACTAAAGATTATAACATGATTCTATGTAAACAGACAAATCAAGTATTCAGTACAGTAATAGCCGCTGCAACCTACTTCGGACTACCTAAAGATGCAGTTAATTCAGCAGTTAAATTAGGCCATTCATGCTTCGGAAATAATTTTTCGTATATACATAAACATGAACTAGAAATAGGGACACCTATATACTACATATCTACCCAAGAAATAGTAAGTTTGAGCAAGATTGTGTCGGATGTATCAGAACTTAAATCTTATGTAAAGTGGACATGCTACTACCCTCCAGAATATGATTAAAATTCTTTTAAGAAAGTCATTGATTTATCTAAAATTATATCTTATAATATTGATATGAGAAAATTCCGACAGTTATGTTCTTACTATACTTACATTATTCAATTATTAGTTTATTCGCCATAAATACTGTATGATAATATGTTTAGAAAGGACTTAAGAAAGTAAATATGGAATCTAAATGGCCTACTAAGTTAGATAAAGATAACATGAGTAAGGCTGATTGGATCAAATACAGAACACTAGAGTTATATGATTATCTTCCGCAAACTACTTTAGAAGAAAGAGCAACATACATAGATATTCGTGATGAAATAATAGAGTTGAATTATACATTTTTTGGATTTGTAGCATCTCATACATTCATAAATAACTCATCTATTTCGTATGAAGATAAATTCCAATCGGCTTTATGTCACTTCTGTACAATGTGGCACAAGTACAAATTTGCTGCAAAGTACAGAACAGATCTTTCATTTGCTGTATTCTTCAAACCTAGAATAGGAGAATGCATAGAACGTGAGTTGAATGAAGTTAAGTATAGTTTACGCAGAAGTTTATGTATGGAAGCAGGAGAGCAGCTCGGAAAACATTGGGGTCAAGTTAAATATGAAGACCTTAAAGATGTTAAACTCGCTCCTGATAAGATGCAGTCGCTCCAAGCAATGTTTGGTTCTATGTATATTGCAGATCTTGAAACTCATGCGTTATTCATTGAATCTAAAGCAGACTTATCTCAAGATCTCAAATACTATTCAGATAATTATGATAGTTTAGTTGATATGTTAATTCATGAGATGGTAGTAGAAGAAAAACGACTAGACGATAAACATCTGTTAGATATGTCAATGATGCATGATATTCCATATGACACACTTAAGAACATATTACCATTAGCAGAAGCGAAGCTTCATCAAGAGCTAGAAGACAGTATTGCAATTAAGGAAGATTTTTTAACTCTATAATAATGATATGTATAATAAATAAAAAGAAAGCTGACAAACTTAGAAATTATCTAATGCCTATCAGCTTTCTTGTTGTTTAATTAAAGTGCTTAAGTTAAATCTTTAATACACATACTACCGCTATATAGATAGTAAAGTAATATTTACTACAAAGCTTAAGCTATGAGCTTGTCTTTTATCTTCAGATATTTTGAAACTAAGCTTGATGGATTATCGGTACTTCCTAATCCTGGAAGCAAGCTCATTCTGTAATTAAGGTCGTAGGCCTTATCTACGCTCTTGAAGTAATGAGTAGAAAAATCGGTAAGTGCATTAAATACCTGATACTGTGTGCCACGATAGTTCGCGAGATTATCAGCACCCATACACTCAGATAAGAATGTTTCTCTCATCATATCTGCAATATCATTCGCCTTACTATGAGTAGTCTCTCCGTCGGCTTTGATATAAGGGAACAGCTCATCTAAGAGTTTCTCTATGTAATCTCTACTAACCTTCTGCGCTAACATGTTATTAGCTTTCTTATCAAGTTCCTTGATACAGCTTCCGGCACCTTCGATTACCTTCTTAGCGATCTCAGCATTAGCTCCACTATCTCCATATATAGGTACTCTAACCTTATAAGAATTGTTGCTAAGAGCATGTGACAATGTGTTCTGACAAACTACACGAATAGGTGTGTTAAGAAGTGTCACTTTACCATCAGTCTTAAGATGGTCATTGATAACTACTAAGTAATGATCTACGTCATCATCGATAAGTTTGTATCCCTGATTAATCTTGAAACATCCGAATACTCTTTCTCCCTTACCTAACGAAGCAGCTGTGTCGATGTCTACTTCTTTACCAAGTATGTCCTCAAATGCTTTGAATGATTCTGTGTTCTGTACTAATCTTGGATATGCTGAGTTAACTACACCAAGTATTGTGTTATTGTCCTCACGATAAATTGCATGATAATTCATGACATCTCCGTGCTCTGCAGTATACATCTTAGCAGTAGCTACAGTCCAATCTAATTCAGCTCCTTTGATGATCTCTTCAGAAGTTTTGGGAGCTACATCATACTTGTGGCCAAGATTATGCCATGGAGTCTCTCCGACGTACATCATAGTGTCTATACCTGCTGACATAAATATTTTCCTCCTTTGTGATTGTAATTGAATTGTATAGTATATAACGATTCACTGTAATTAAATTACATTATCTTGTAATCGTTTCTTAACATACGAACTAGATATGATTATGTCTGCATCTGAATCATACGGCAAGTGATAAGCATAATCCTCTAATACTACTTCTAATATACTTCTCAGTCCTCTGGCTCCTAATTTCTTCTGAATAGCATATTCTGCTATCTCGTACAGTGCCTCATTATGAAATCTAAGGTTAGTTCCAGACAGCTGGAACAGTCTCCTGTATTGAGACACTATTGCGTTTTTAGGTTTAGTCAGTATATCTACTAGATCGTCTACATTTAAGGGCTTCAACTTAGTAGTGATGTGTAATCTTCCTAATAGCTCTGGCATCATGCCATACTTGACAAGTGCAGAAGTATCTGCCTTTTCTATATCTAATCCTTCAAAGGCTCCTGAGCATATGAATAATATATTAGAAGTATCTACAGGTATGTAGTCCTGTCCGTCAGGTCTCTTTCTACCGCCTCCTGCAGGAACATTTACAACTGACCCTTCAATCAACTTCAGTAATGCCTGTTGAACGCCTTCACCGCTAACATCTCTAGTTATTGATGCAGATTCACTCTTTCTACTTATCTTGTCTATTTCGTCAATAAATATAATGCCTTGCTGAGCAGCATGTATGTTCATATTACAGTTCTGAAGTAGTCTAAGTATGCAGTTTTCTACATCTTCTCCGACATATCCTGCTTGAGTGAGTGAAGTAGCATCAGCTATAGCTATTGGAATGTTCAACGATTTTGCTAAGGTCTTGGCAATATGCGTCTTACCACAGCCCGTAGGTCCAATCATAAGTACATTAGATTTTTCAATTCCTAGCTCAGGATTACTGCATCTAAGCATATGAAAATAAAGAGCAACACTCATTTGGCGTTTAACTCTGTGTTGACCGATAACTGACTCTTCTAATATATTGAGCAGTTCTTGAGGTGTTTTAATATGTTTACTCATAAACTAATCCTCCATACATTTACAATAAAATAGATGATATATCTCTATATCATCTATAACGATTTATTCATCTTCAATTGGAATTAGTTTTGGACATACAATATTTGGTTATTGTGTTTAATCACTTGTTTATCATTTAATAGATATATAGGCTTCTCTACTACCTTTCCATCTAAGTTAAACTTACCTGTTTGACCTGTTTTCTTAAGAGGAGTTCTAGCCCACCCATCTCTTACACATTTACCATTCTTATATTCAATGTAGTTCATACCGTCTTGTATGTTCCATATAGTTGCTTCGTAACCATACTCCTCAGTTTTACTAGCTTCACGAGCACATCTCTTAGCATCATCTAAGTTAGTAAATCTTCCGCCATATTCTCCGTATACTTCCCACTTTTCTTTGATCATTCGTTTCATATATTGACACTCCTTCGTGGATAACTTCGTGTATTTCGTGGATAACTTAAGAATTATTCTCAAGTATCTCGATTTTGCTAGAAGACTTTCTACATGTATGAACTGCACCATTACCTGTAGGTCTGAATCCATGAACATTAACATGTTCATGTCTACTCCTTATCACAGGGTCCTGAGGAACATATTCAAATACATTATCGCCAAACCATATATGTCCTGATGTATCCTTCCATGCATCATCATATACTTGCCCTTCATACTTAACTGAAAAGTAATCTCTTCCTGGTATGTCTAATCGTTCTGCTACAACTCTTCTTTTCATATTCCAATTATCTCCTTCTCATTCATATTGTAAATAAGTAACTACTCTATGGTATCCAGTTTGTCTTTGCATCGCTGCCAAGTTTCCTGTACGCATTACCTGAAGGTACAGCTTCACTGATTTCATTGCGTCTGAATCGTCTTTGAAGATATTTCTTTTCTTGCTTAGCACCAAACTTGATATACTGCTTAGATACTTTCAGCCATCTATGTTTAGAGCTTCTCTTACTTCCTACCATAAGTACTCCCTCCGTTCGATAAGTTTTGATATGTTAGTACATATGTAATAACGATTTGCAAATGTTATTTGATTCTACCGTCTATTTTTGCAGACAACAGGTCTTTCAGATGTTGCTCAGGATTGTTTTTGTAGTATTCTACTTTAGACTCTAAATCGTTGAGTTCATCAAATAACATCTTATAATTAGGGCTATTTCTGACTGTGTTACGCATTGCTACTACTTCTTCTCTAGTAACTACTCCTTTACTGACTAAAAGCTGGAGAATAGTCTGCGTCTCTACTTTCAAATCTAGAATAAGTTTCTTCTGATTTATTTCGGCTGTTGCGTGATCCATGTCGTAGTTTGATTTGTTACTCATTATACTCATTTGTTCATTCACTCCTATTAAAACTATTGAACTAAGTACTAGTTAATAGCGTTATTTAATTTACCTCGTTTATCACCTGTAAGCTTTCTATATGGAAATACATTTCTAATGTTTTCCCAGAAAAAATGCCCTTTAGATGTAGCAGAAAGCCATCTTCTCCACAACAATACAGGGACGTCATGATAGATGTATATATCTCCAGGTCCGCCTTTAGGTCCCTTGAATTGAACAAGTACATCTCCTGTCTTGTCTTTTCTATCACGAATATTGATTGTATATGCCCATACATTTGAAGACTTTACTCTAACTAAATTTCTAGCAAGATCTCGTGTCGATATGGCGGCTTGCACTACTGTTTTACTATCAGATGGATTACATATGGCAGCACACGAGAAAACTTCAAGATCGTGGCGAGCTAAAAGCTCATCTAAGTGCTTACATGCTTCTGATATGTCGTCGAATATCAAGATAGTGTCAGGAGTACGAATTTTCATTGTATCATCCAGCAGATTTTCAACACATATGAAGGACCCAGGTACATTTTTTGTATAATTGTTATATTTGCAATCTTCTTCAAATCCATACATGTTTAGCAAGAATTTCAAATCTGATTGAAACTGTGTATCTGGCAGTTCTTCTTCAGTTGCATTGTTCCAATCATGTATACTGAGGAAGTCTTCTGCAGACTGTACATCTGAAAATCCTTCTCCTTGCCATTCCGGTATTGCTGTACCTAATTGTATGTAAAATCTATTGTTCTTATTGTTCTTTACTAATGAAAACTTGTTAGTTTCATCTCTATAGATAGTAGAACCGAATATATTTTGACGAACAAACTTCAATCTATTACTCAATCTTAATTCACCTCCAATTCAATAGAATTTGAACATATAAAAGGTGAATCTACTCGTCTGATATGTGTTTGAATGGCTTGAAATGGCTGATAATCAAGAATTCTCCTTGCTTGAAGGTAAATAATATCTCTGTGTATTTCTTATCAAGTATGGTTTCTACTGAGGATACTCCTTCATACGGAGATTCACTCAATTGATAGGTCATTATGTTAAATCCACCTATCATGTTTCTGTGAAGCTCTTTGAATCTATCTATGTTTAACTCGATATCTATGCCTCTAGCACATTCAGGTGTATCTAACAACTTAGTAATATGTTGACCTATCATCAGGTCATATAACTCGTTGAATTTCTCCATTTCTATTGCCTTATCTGAAATAGTCCAAAGGCCTTCCACATTATTATCACTTATGTATGAACATATCTTATCATAGAAATCTTGAAATTCTGGCAGTATTCCGTGTTCATTTACAATGATAGGCATTCGTTGAACTAATTTACTTTTGCTATTAGTGCCAATGGTTATGTCTGGCTGATTGTCCTGATATGGTTTAAGTACATTATCTATATTGACCATGTGAATATCCTCCTAATCTTTAGCGCAAGTGATTTCTCTGGGAGAATAGATGAAGCTTGTTTTCATCTATTGCTCTATCTAACCATAAGGCTGATACACATCTAACATCATCTGGGTCATCTTCGTTGTCAAATCGCACATAACAATCCTGATTACAGCTGAATTTATCGTACTCAACAAATGTTCCATACTCTTTCAAATTTCTGTGAAATACTCGGTCTCCTGGATTGAATTTAAGTCCGTCATCTTTCATCTTAATTGCCTCCTACTTATTATGTTTTATCAAATTTAGTTACTGTAACTATCTAATCTATCTCGGACTAGCTTGATGCTGTGGTCGAGGGATTCAATTATATTCGTATGTTCTTTATTTCTTACACTCTGCTGTTTTTGAGTCTCTAAATCACTCAAGATCAAAGAACATACAGCCTTAGCACCGTCTACAAATCCGGTCACATATCGATGTTCTAAGTCTTCCTTTGTAAAAGATGTGCTGCATCCTGTCTTGCTTAGTCCCATCTTAACAACCTCCTGTTACAGTTTAATTCATGTTCTACTAACAATAACGATTCAATTACATACAATAAAATAAGACAAGCATACCTAAACTAGAAGTACGCTTGCCTTAAGAATTACTCTCAACCTCTTAGAAAATGAAATCATATTCTTCATAAGCCTTAGAAACTTTCTTAACTACATTATTGAATATCAATGCTCTAGCTTCCTCTAAGTTCTTAAGTCTATCAGGCTCGTATACATTATGTCCTAGAGTTCTTTCATTCTCGTCTGTCTCTAGTACATTTACTCTTACTTTATTCTGATAAGTAGTAATGTTCAAGTTAAGAGTCATTTCGTGTACATCATTGTACTCTTTGCCCTTACCTGGAATTCTTTCTAAGTAAGGAATTTGATAGAGGAGTGTTACATATACATCACAAGTATTAGGGCTGAATTCTATTTTGAATGCTCCGTCTAGATTCTTGTAAAGATATTTACCTACTCTATTAACTTGTTGACCTGCTTGAAGCTGGCCTTGAGAATTGCTATTATTAGTTTTACACATTATCTTCATAATCTACCTTAGACCTCCTCCATAACTTCCCAACCACTTGATGTCATCTTGTAAGCCATTCTAGCTTTCTTCCATCCTTCATTAGTCATGACCCATATATAATCTGACTGTGTAGGCTCGACAATAGCTTCCCACGAACCTCCTGTACATTCAATTGCACTGCCTCCGTCGTTGCTGCCTGACGATGTCCATTCACTTACAGGATTTCTTACGACTAAAAAGACGGACTCTCCTGGCTTGACAGGAACGCCTTCTGTAAAGTTCATCACAATTTTTTGCATTCCTAAAGTAGTTCCTTTCGAGTCTACTGCTGTTTGATATGTACTATGCTGTCCGAACTTGGTAGAGCACACACTTGCAGATATTCCTTTATCACGTAAGCTCACATCTGTCTCTCCGAGATAGGTGACTCCTCCTGCAACTACGTGACAATTTGCTTTATATATTTTTTTCATGGTCCCTGCAGAGGAACTATAGTCTGGAATATATACCTTATTGGTCGCATCGTAATTAGGTTTACCTTCATAGAATACATCAAAATAAAAATTACATCCTTCTCCGTCAAATGTATATTTTAAGTTGTTTCCATCTTCATCTTTAGTAGTAACTGTAGCATATTTACCGTCACTGTGTGCTGGAGCTGCATTGAAAGACATATTTTTCAAGATAATTGTACTGTCTGTCATATTTTTAAATTTTCTAGCCATTGTCCATCTGTTCCAGTAAGATTTAGTGTACCAGTTATATTGAGTTTTACTAGTATATCCAAAAGTTGAATACGAATCATCAATACACGGATTCTTGTCATACTTTCTATCCCAACCATTGCGTGTGTATCTAAGTAATTGCGTAGACCATCCATCTGCATTTAATGCTATTGCCATGTTTATTCAACCTCCCATCATTCATTCAAAAATCTAACCCAGCCTGATGCAGTCATTATCCATACAGGTGAACCTGACCAAATTGCTGATATTGTTCTATTAGAAGTTATACAGGTATAATCCCCATTCCATCCTTGGAATGACTTACCTTCTCTAGTAGGAGAAGCAGGTGGAGTAACGCTATTTCCTCTTTGCACTGTGTATGATTTATTTGCAGTTGTACCGTCAGGCCACTTTCCCCCATTTGTACTGAATTGCACTATATACTTAGGTATGCCCCACTGTGCGTATAATATTACGGGTGCATTTATTGTATATGCACTTCCGGGACTATAGCCGGTTCCACTGCCATCTGCTTTTGTATTCCATCCTGTGAATGTCTTTCCAGGCCAATCTGCAGCTAGTGAAGATAAATACAGTGTTGTACCATACTGCTTTGTTTGAGTAGCTGGCACGCTTACTATGCATAGCCCTTCTTCGTCATATGCATCTCCACTGTCGCCGTGATTTGGATTATATATTACACTATATTCCCATCTAGCATAAAGTGTAATGTTGCCTGTTAACGTTGTTGTAGATGTTACTTGTGTACCGCCTGACTTAGCTGTAAACCATCCGAGGAACTTTGCATTTGTATATGTAGGTGTAGGTAATGTGCCTGCTGCTGGATTAGTCCATTGAGCATATAATGTCGCAGATGCGTTTGCAGTATAACTACCTCCAGGACTGTAGCTAGTTCCAGAACCATCTGATGCAGTATTCCACTTATTGAATGTACACTTTCGAGTGATTGCACTAACAGCGGAGCCTCCGTTGCTATCAAAAGTCATAGTATATTGTTTAGCCGTACTAGGAGTAGCAGATGTTAATGTTAAAGCTGTTCCATATGTCTTTGTTTGGCCACTAGGAGCTCCTCCGCCTCCATTAGCATTGTAACTAATAGGATAAGTTATGATAGTAGCATTAGCTGTCATTGATACATCAGAATCTGGCATATCAAAGCTATATGCTTTTGTTGTAGATGTATATGTACCTGTCCACTTTGACCATTGGTATCCTTCTTGGACTGTAGCTCCTAGAGTTACTCTATCTCCTTCAGCATAATCGCCGGCTCCTGATACTGCAGAAATACCTGTACCCTTAGACAATGTAACAGTATGATTAACATTATAAGGTTCAACAGTACCTCCGATACCTTCTCGAGATACTCTAATCATTACGGCACCTGAATTAGGCACTCGTGTATGTCTACTAGACAGCGCTGTATTCCAGCTACTTCTCATATACACAGTTGCTCCGTCTTCTACAATAATTCCTGGATCAAATGTAACTTCGTATTTTTGTACGGTACTTGTATCCATTGATGTTCCTACACACCAATCAAGCTTATCTGCATTTGTAATACTGCCATCGTCATTTGAATCATACCTAGTATAGCATCCACCCTCAGCTTCCGAGCCTGCAGGATAATCGCTGATAAGTGTATCAGTGTACACTAAGTTAGTTACTGAGACAGTAGATGACGTGCCTAGCGAAGTAAGCGTCCCTGACGATGATGAAGCCGCATCAACGTATAGAGATATTGCTGTTCCGTCACCTACCATAGCTACTGCGGATTCAGCATCTGCAAATACATAATTAGCTGCACCTATTCCCCAATATGTCCAGAATGATTTAATGATAACAGGACCGCCTGTATCATTTGTATAACTTCCGTCATAACTAGGAGTAGTGCCCATATATGTCATGAATGCTTGATTATTTCGTTTGGTCCATCCCATGTATTATCACCACCCTTACCATCCAATACCAATTGAACCGATTGGAACACCTGAAGCTGAAGGAGCGCTGCTTGCAATGTATAATCTCAATCCATTGTTCATTGTGATGTAGTTGGCTCCTGATTTAACTGGCTTGTTAAACTTGAACTCTGCATCGTCTGTAGAAGCATTAGCAGTTCCGCCGTTGACGGTCAATCCTCCTCCGATGGTTACATCTTTTGTAACGCTCAAATTCTCCTTAACAGCAGCAGACTTAGCTACTTCTAAGCTACCTGCAAGCTTGTTGGCACCTGTACCGGATAAATCTAATACACCGTTTGTCTTGATATTAGGCAGATTACCTCTAAATGTTCTAAGTACTTCACCTAACAGCTCAATCTTCTGATTATTGTCTAACGCCTTGAGGAGTGTTGTCCAATTCAAATTAGTTGTAGAATCAATCAAATCTGTCTTAGTTCCGTCTGTATTCAGTTTAGTGCCATCTGGGGCAAGCAATGAAACAGCACTTACAGTTGCTTCTTTTGTTCCATCATTGTTTCTTGCCTGTATAGTAGCAGCATACTTTGGACTAGCAGTAGTTCCAAAATTTTCTGTCTTTACCTTTGTAGTAATAGGCACTAAATCGTCCTCAGTCTTTGTATCATCTATAATGAATATATCGCCTGTTGATGGATTTTCATATAACGAAAATACATTAGGCAGTACTTTAGGATAGTTGATAGCTAATTCCTTATTCTGGAATACTTTGACAGTTCCAGGAGCAGCCACATCAATAGGAGCCATCTTTTGAACTCCCTTTGCAGTTACTTTTGCTCCGTACAATACAGGAGGATAGTTACTTCCTTTGTATCCATTAGAAGTCTTATCTACTCTCTGATAAGCACCTACTACCGAAACTCCAGAACCTGTAGTATTTATATCTTTAACATCTACAGATATCTGAGAATCCGTGTCGTTACTAGTGTAATATCCATTTGGGTCAGTCGATTCAAAGTCTATAACAGGAGTAGCTGCAACTGTCTTACTAGCCCCTCCGTCAGGCAATTCACGTACATAAGACTTATTCTGCAATACATGCATTACTTCACTAGGTACTGTGAATATGATTTTAGATGCCCAAGGGTACACAGAAGCACCTAAGAAGTCACCATTCTCGGGATTTGGGCTCTTGATAGGGCTAGAGTCATTGAGAGAAGTCCCTCCAATTATTGGAGTAGGAATGAATCCACTCAACAGTATGTATATATCTTTCTCTATCTTTTTGCTAATTCTGATACGTATTACACTTTGCTTCTCGTAATCAGGTTTGAAATCCTTTGCTGGCATAGTACCTGATGCTGTCCAAGTTCCTGGCTGGAATGCTACACCGTCAATTACTTTCAAATACTCTTTGAACATGTTTACATTAGCTGTATCCCATGTAGAGAGATTTGCAGAAGGTACTTGAGCACTTGTCTCTCCTGGTGTTACAGGACTGCTAGAAGATGTATTAGAGATAAGTGGTCCATAACTTGTGACCTTAGTTGCCCAATATCCTGTAGCATCTACAGCAACTGTGCCGTTGAATAGCGAAGCAGTCAATGTACTACTAGGACTACATAGTAATGAATCTGTAGGCAATGGATAGTCGTGAATACCTTCTGTAGTATTTGCAGCTATTTTGAGTATCATTGATGAACCATTTCCTACTGATGCAGATAACCATTCTCTTTCAGAGAGAACAGGCAACTCTGGATGTTCACTTAACTGATGTTTAACATATAATTCATACGATGATAGACCTACTACTCTACCTTCGTTATATATTTGTTTCATACGAATTTAACTCCTTTCTTCGGTAGTTTGATTATGATGGTATAAAAGGTCCAAAACATAAAACAAAAGGATATCTACCAGTAAATTCAATGCCGATAGATATCCTGAATTGTTATTGCTGATTGATATTATTCAGTTACTGCTGATTGTCTTTGTGCAAGCAATGTCTCAAGAACTAATTGAGCCTGAGCCATTGATGAATTATATGTCTCTAAGTACTCACCTGTAAGCTCTTGTCCATATACTACTGACTGCACTTCTTCAATTGATGTAAGAGCATTGATATAATCTCTCAACTGATTGAAGTAAGTTGTATGGTGATTCTTATTTGTACTAGCTGTAGCATAGATTGCAATAATCTGCTCAGTTGTATATGTTTTACAAGAACCTCCGTCAGGGTGATAATTCATTGGTACATTTGTCTGACTAGATAATGTGAATAACTCAAACAAGTTAATCTGGTCTTCGTCTTTAGTGTAGCTAAAATGCTCAACCTGGCCGTCTATATCTACGTCTACTCCTGACTCGATGAGATTGGCACATATCTGGCTGCATTCAATGACCTTAGCTGCTTTTGCAGATTCAAGATTTTGTGCTTCTAATTGTGCATAAAGTTCTTGCTTCTCATCATCCATTATCTCGACAAGTCTGCCATCTACAATCTTGAATACAATTATTCCTGACTCGTCATGAGCGTCAAACACGAAATGCTTGAACTGCTTACCTTGGCCTGACTGATAGAGATAATCTCCGTTAGTTACCTCTTTTGTTGACACATATGTACTTACTACATAACCTTCGTCATTTGATACTAGATAATCATAATAAATATTTGTGTCGTCAGTTAATTGAACGTATCCTTCTCCTGAATCATATACTACATGAAATCCTTCAAAGTAATCAACGATGACATCCTCATCATTTAATACATCAAAGTCTTGAGAAAAATCAGTAGGCAGGTCGTCACCTCTAAGTTCGATGACAGTTCTCCATTCTACTATACTAACATCTACATTGAATACTTCTTCTGATTCTCTAAAACGTATTTTCATATATGTTGAATCTCCTTTCACTGAACATTTCAGTACTTTTTAATTATAGTGTATACAAGGTAACATATGCTGTTATACTTTATAAGTGCTATCTTTTTTAGTGTAGAGCAATCCTTGTTGATAAACACCGTCTTTCTTCACATAGACTACACCTACTTTATACTTTCCGTCTACTTTAATATATGTAGAAGAAACAAGTTCCCAAACTGCATACAATGTTATAACACTTCCGGAAGTGCTTGACAAGTTAATTACAGATTCTTGATCTTGATATATAACACTGCCTGTCGCAGATGTTGACCATCCAAGGAACTCGTATCCAATTCTTTTGTAGCCATTTGATGTGAGGTTCCTGGACACATCATATACATGACTACTGCTAGTAGTATTTCCAGATGTAGCGCCATTTCCAGCATAATTGATTGTATATTCAACAGCAGTCCATTGTGCATATATTGTAATTGCACTAGAAATTGTCATACTAGATGTTACTTTAGTGCCGCCGGATGCAGCAGTGTACCATCCTTTGAATATATAACCCTCTCGTGTCGGTGTAGGTAATGTTCCTACTGATATGCTTCCCCACTTAGCGTAAAGTGTTACTGTAGATTCGTCAACAGATGTAAGGTCAGCTACTGTTTCTTCATCTTCGTATACAACACTTCCTGTACTAGAGGTTGCCCATCCTAAGAATTCAGCTCCTCGAACAACGCTGCTTAGTGAGCAAGAACCTCCGTTAGGATTGTAAGTAACTTTAAATTGCCTGTAGTATCCACAAGCTGTTAATGATCTAGATATTCCGTATACATGTGTTGAACTAGCAGTACTTCCGCCAGTAGCACCGTTTCCGTTGTATGCTACTGTATATGTGTTTGCCTCCCAGACTGCATATAATGTTACAGTAGCCCCGTCGGTCGACGTAAGATTTGAAACTGACTGTTTGTCTGTATATGTAGCAACTGTAGCAGTTTTACTTCTAGACCAGCCTACGAATGTATATCCTGTTTTCTTATATCCATTTGCGGTAAGTGATTTTGCAGTACCATATGAATGAGTACTGTTAGCAGTAGTTCCACTAGTAGCACCATTTCCGTCGTACGTAATTGTATAAGTGTGGGCTGTCCATTGAGCTGAAATAGTAGCATTTCCAGCATACTGTCCATTGTAGATATAATATGCCCAAGTTGAAGGTCGGCCTTTAGATAATGTAAAATCATCTGTCCTATATCCGAATGGCTTAGTAGTAGCATCGGCTGCTATGTACTCTACGCTACCACCTCCTGATGTAACTTTCCAACTACTGAAGCTGTATCCTGTTCGTGTAGGCTGTCCTGCAGTAGAATTGTACCCTCTATAGCCGTCTGGGAATGTTCCTAAATGCCTGTAATTTCCATACAGGAATTTGACAGTAAAGGATGAACTTGTTGTATTATCATAATCGTAATACATTGTTCCGCCGTTAGGATTGATAGTTAAAGTATAAGTATTTGGTGACCATTGAGCATATACAGTTAAGTTGTTTGCATATGTCCATCCTGTACCGGCTGTCCAATATCCTGTACCGGCTACATATGTACCTGTCGAATCATAGACCTTAGTGCCGCCTGATTTAGCCGTATACCAACCTGTGAATGTATATCCTACTTTTGTCGGAATGTATCCATTTACTACATTGTAGTTTCCGCTTGCATATGTTACAGTTCTGCTCGTCATTGAACACGTACCGCCATTAGCATCAAATGTAATGATATATGACTTAGCTGACCAGCTTGCTGTCACGGTGAAATTTTGATGAGGATTTTCCAAGCCGTACATAGCTCCAGCACTAAATGCGAATGAGCCTATCTTTGTACTTCCCCAGTACCATCCTGCAAAGTCATATCCAGCCCTCTTAGGTTGAGAAATGTAATATCCGCTAGGTAGCCCTGTATCAGATGCAGGCGAAGTTATACCTGCGTCCTCATCCATAGATGAGATCGCTACATAACTGTGGAAGTATGTAAATGTTTTACTAGTATCCGCTGTCGAGGCTGAGCCTGATGAATTGATGTAATTACCGCCAGCAGGCTTTATAGTCATTGTATAGGAAATTGTACTAAAG